TGTGCTGATCTAATACCTCTTCGGATCCCCTTCCCGAAGACCTACGGCTCTTAGAGCTCAGGGCCAGCATATATGAGTGTAAGCTGCCCACCCCGCCTGCCACATCTTAAAGCTTTCGCCACGATGCGGGTACCTGCGCAGTATAGTATGGCTTCCATGCCAGACTGCGCCTAACCAGCCGACACTCTCGGCTAAGTAATAAATCAGCACGGCGTTATTCTATAGTATTGCAGGATCTAGTCTACATTAATTTTCTTCTTGGTCGTCCTCTTCGTCTTCTTCCATCTCTGCGCCATCGAATAGAAAGTGTATTCGCTTTATATCTCTAAGGTTTTCAAGATTAGGAAAGAATAGCCTTATAGCCTGCATTATGTCTTTCTTATTTTTACTAAGTATGCAGTCATATGGATTACTATTACCTAGGTAAACTTCAAGCTCTAGCAAACTTTCGTACTCTTTATTTTCATCTTCATCTTCATCCTCGTCCTCTTCTTCGTCATCTTCCTCACCATACTCATAGCTGTCATCGCTATCTGCCTTGAATGACTCATCACTATCAGAGTCAGAGTCGTACGCTGCGCTATCTGTGTATTTATAGCCAAATGGAGGATCAAGGTCCTCATCGTCAACATAGGCTCCAAAGTCACTGTCGTCCTCATCGTGCCATACTGAATCTTCTGTATCCATGGCCTCTAAAGAGTCTAATGCCTCTTCCAGTATCTTGTTTTCTTCTTCAGAGAATATCTCAGTGTCTTTAGGGTCGAAGGAGATAGGGGGCTTTGGTGGTTTATTATGGCCTTTAGAATTCTTAGTATGCAGCTTGGCAGACTGAATGAACATAGGACCTATGCCGCCCTTCTTTGACTCATTGACTAGGTTAAAGAAGTAGCTTTTAAGGTCTTCCTTTGATTCGAAGCCCATATTATAGATGATGTCTATAATCGCAAAGGTGTCATATACCGGTATAAACGAATTATCTGCTGAGGCGACTACTCCAACAAGAGCTGCATCGTACCCCTCTAACAAAGAGAGGCCAGGATACAAGTTCTTTAGCTCCTCTGCCGTTACCGACTTACTGCTCTTCGACATGATCAACCCCTTGTAATGAACATGGCTATCTAGGAACTATGTATTTGTATTACTTAGCCTGATTTAAATCAATGATAAGTAAAAAATGCTTAAAATTTTAATAAAATTTTGGCTAAGTAGAAGTCACATAAGGACTTACGTCGATTGGATGGGCTAACAATTTACATACTACCAGTGTTTATAGGAGTTTGCGAGCTATAATTGTTCAAATAAGGATTATTTTGTTGTTGACCTAACTGCTTCTGCCGCATGGGTTTAGCAGAAATATCATTTGCATTTACGGCTGACGGTGTAAGTTTTTTAAAATTAGATCCAATGGCCCCCAGTGTAGATATGGCAGCCTTCTTAACACAGCTACTGCAGCCACAGCCGCAATGAGCATCTTTGTTAAGAAGGTCTACCATTTTCTTTACTGCATCATTTTTATTATATTTGCTCATTATGTTACCTAGGGTTAACAAATGGTGTCATTTTTCCGTTATCTAATACAATTTTACCAGATGAAGTGGCCACACAGAATGAAATAAAGTCATCAAAGTGCTTTTGAACAAGTTCTGCCTCTTCGGGTGCTAATGTTCTATTCTTACTTAATGAAATATGTAGAAATTCGTCTACTAATCCCTCAAGGAATGATTCAGTCTCTTCACCGGTGTATAGCTTAAGGTTATGTGTATTAGTCTTTTTCATTATCGGGCCTCACCTGTTATAGGAATAGAAGTATCAACTTGAGGGTCTACTCTAGGGCCAGCCATTGAGGTTGAAGCCCCCATTACGTTTACAGATGTAACTAGCTGCTTTACTGTACTGGACTTATTAAATGGAATCTTTTCCCCTGTAGATAAAATAACAGCAATTCCGTTATCAATGTACTCCATGGCCACAACAGGTTTTTGACTAATAAGGTTACTTGAGAACTCTAGGAACTTAATAACGCTTGCAGAGGTAGCTTCATCAGGACTTTCTTTCTTAACCCATTGTACATACAGCCATGACAATAGATCAGGGTCATCCTTGGTATAAACACCAAATCCTACTGAATCTTTCCAAAATGATAGATTAGCCATCTAAACAACCTTTCTTTAAAAGCGCTTATCTCATGTTCAACTTCATTATAACCAATCCTGTGGCTACGAGAAGAGAACCTAATATTACATACTTATTAACATTTAAGCCAAAGAAAGCAAGAGGTATTGCATAGTCTATAAAGATAACTGAAAATTCCCAGCATAGGCTGAAGAAGAATATTCGTTCTTTATTGTCTGCAAGCCTGACACCGAGTACCCACATTGTGGATACTATTATGCCTATGGCTATAGATAGAAGAGGATAGTACCAAGCATTTCTTATTGAATCGCTATAGCACAGTATTAAAGATGATGCATACAACGTAATGACAGCAAGGATGACAAGCCATTCCATATCGTTGGCACCTCATTAAAGTAGTTACTTGAATGATAACCTAGGATAGGAGTGTCTGATAGCTAAAAAAAATCAACCTCACTCCGCCCAGGAGTAAGGTTGATCAACAGCATACGCTCATACGCTGTGAGCCCTTTAACGTCGGCTCAGGACGCATTTTAATGCCACCCGCAGGTGCAGTGGTATGATGACTCACCAGTTTCAGCGCAGAAAGACTCCTTACCAAAATCCTCTGCACTTTTACGGGCGACCCAATAGACGTCCTCTTGAGACTTGGTGGCTGGCACCCAAGGAGCATACTTAAAACGATCACCACCATCAAGGTCTACAGTTGCGACGAATACCAGCCCGTCGCAGTTATCACCTGCATACAAATTAGAGAGCTTGTCTAAAAGTACATAATTCGCAATATTCATGTTCATATTAGCCTCCATGAACAACTAAGATTAGGCGTCACCTGTTAGATGACTGATAACCTATCCTTTCATACTATTATGACGCGTTTATAAGTCCAATTAACATAACGAGATAGGATGTGTGATAGCTAAAAAAAGAAACACACCACACCCGAAGGCATGATGTGTTTCTTAAATTAAGCAATCCTTCTTGGGGATTGCTTTATCCACTGTACCAATTCACTCCAGCTTTCGCTGGCGAACTGGTCTTGCTGCAAATTAGAGCTCATGTACATGCAGGACGAATCGTCCCAGTCGTTTAGCAGGACACAAGAGAACACTCCTGACTGTACATCTACATCAATCATTACTCCGCACAATCTTTTATTTGGTCTGATTTCTGCAGAGTTCGAACCATATCCTATCACTCTTTTGAAACCTTCTCTGCGCAGGGACTGAGATACCGTTACGCAAGGCAATAAGGATTTTACTAACGTAGTCATGAGAACCTCCATGTATATACTCACATAGGTGACAAGCTATCGAGCTTGCCTAATACCTACGCTTTCATATCATTATGACGCACTTATTAGTTGAATTAAGAGTGTGTGATAGCTAAAAAAAGAGCAGTTTAACGTCCTGCTCCAGGACGGCACCTTCCCTCAAGGTGCGAGCAATATCTCCCGTGGGTATAGGGAGATATATGGAAGTTTCATCCATACCCCATTTCCTTGGTGGGTTTCCTACCACGCTGCCGGCGTGCACGGCCAGAGGGCTTTACCTCCGGTGCCATAAATATGAGCAGTTTAAAGTCTTACTCAGGACACCAGCGATAAACTACAAATGAAGCAGTTTAACGTCCTGCTCAAGACGGAAGGAATTTACATCCTTCTTTGGAGATTCTTCCCACCAATAGAGGAGACCAGCTCTACCTCCACCAGAGACCAATTACGCTGGTCTATCTCTGGAGGGTTCCTAGGCCATATTACCAACCTGACAGGAACAGTCAGTTGGGCTTACGAGTACCTTTAAAGCCGCTATCTCGATTGGGCTAATACCTATCGGTATCACTATATTATGACACTATTATGGGTTGAATTAAGCCTTGATGCCGCCTACGTCTGTACGCACAATATCGTGCTCAGATAGCTCAGACCAATAGATCTCCAAAGCTTCAGTCTCTTCTAAAGCTTCAAACTTATGGTTTAAGCCAGGTGGTACTTTGATGCACTCGGTAGGTCTAAGAATGATGGTGCTCTTTATAGTACCATCTGGGTTATAGCAGCTGACCATCAGTCTACCCGAGACAATATAGAATTGATTCCACTTGTTCTGATGAAAGTGATTAGAGCAGTATCCGCCTTTAAGGATATGTATGTGGCAGATCTGAAAGGAATTATCCAAATGAATAATATGGTTGCGGCCCCACAGCTTCTCTTCTTGTCTTACAGCTAGAACATCCATGTGTTAGCCCTCTATTAACTTCTTCCACTGTGAGTAAAACATGCTTCTAACTGATCGCCTGCCTACCTTAGTATTCTTGTTAAGTGCCAGTATTTTTTCATTTATGGCATCAGTCGCCACTTTTATAAACTCAGATGGATTAGGCTCTGCATACATAACTCCGCCTTTAGAGCCTCCATCGTCGCACGGCACTAACATACCGTTAACTCCATTTGTTATTATATTTGACATTGGGGGTATGTCATAGGCCACTACTGGTGTGCCCATGTAGATAGACTCTATTCCCACTAAGCCAAAACCTTCAATCTCAGCAGGCCACAATACTATATCACTATACCCATAAAGCAGTAAGGAACTAGTACAAGTTGTCTCATCTATTACGCCTTTTATATTCTTATGCTTCTTGAGGTAACTAAATAAAGACTTCCTTACCTCCCATGGCATACTCTTAGGACTATAAGATATGGTTATATCAGCTTGAGGGCTTTTCTCCGCTATGCCTGATATTATGTTGCATAGGATTTCCAAGTCGCATCTAAGGCCTTGGCTAGAGTGCAAAGGTATAAGAACCTTAGGCCTGCTAGGATCTATATCATTTAAATCCTTTTTGGTCATGGGTATAGAGCTGTCCCACTCAATTGTGGAGACGTCTCTAATATTGGCTTCTTTCCTTACTGTGTCTGAGTTCTCAAGGCATGGCGTAACTACATGGGCACACAGCCTTAAAGAGCTCTTTACATAACCTGGAAGGCAGTCCCATGGAGATAAAGCTATGGTAACTATAGACTTACCTACTTTCTGTACAACATCTTTATTAGGAGGTACAGGCCATATTACATGGCTAAGACCTAGTAGCCATTTATCATATGACATATCTTTTGGAGTTATGACCAGCTTGTCCCAGCCGCAACCGTAATTGTGTTTAGGGGTCTTGTTACTAAATAGAGTTGTATCGTATCCAAGATACCTCAATGAATCAGATAACCTCAACGCTGCGTAGACGGCGTCGTGAGGTTTATACTGTACATCGAAGCCTATCTTCATAATCAGTTGTGTGTAAATATATAACCATCGACTTTACTGGGCCTAAAGTCGGGTTTAGATTTAAGTTTACTTATGTACGTCCAGTCTGCAGCGAAGTCGGTGCTTTCCCATTTAGTGCTACCCACTAAGCCAGTATCCGCTATCCAGTTACCTGCGTCTATAGAGCCTCTCTTTAGTTCTGAGGTCATTGGTTTCCATAACTTGTGACTGTGAACCAGGTTACAGTAAACAAAGTTAGATTTATTTTCATGGGCTGAGCCTAGCATCCATTCAAAATATACAGGGGCATACCAGCAGTCTGCATTCATAGTGCATAACCAGTTGCAGCCGTTCTTTATACCATTATCAAACCCTACCTGCCTTAAAGCGTGACCGAACTTAGCCTGCCTGATGGCTCCATTCATTTGAAAAAATCTAGAGTCACCATCAACGGCGTTTACATAACACCTATTGGCGGCAGAAGACCATGGCCCATCGTGAAGTATATACGCACTGAAGTTATTAAAGGTTTGAGCTTTTAATGCGTGAATCAAAGAGGATAGGCAGTCTGTTTGATTGTAGGTCACCACAGATATGCAAACCTTGGAATCTGGGCTTATCTTCCTAGGTTTCCAGTACCTCATTACTTTATCCTTAAATGACCCTTGCCGGCGCTTCTTCCGGAAGGATGTCTGGTAACACCTCTGTAATGAAACACAAAACTAGAACAAGCTATGCGGCTGCTTATTCCTAGCTTCTTAAATCTACCCATAAGCTCATCTTCATTGCGGGTCATCTTGAACTTAGGATTAAAGAAGTGATGGTTCGATAAGCTGTAAGCCCCTGCCTTCCATGTGGCAGCCCTAGCTGCAAGACAGAAGCCGTTTAGAGGGCCTTTCTCAGTGCATCCAACCTTCTCTTTATAAAGAAGGTTGGATATCTTTGAGATGTAACTATCAGAGTCGTCGACAACATAGCTGCTGACGAACCTACTGACGTGTTGTCTAGGCCTGTGGCCCGGAGCGTTCGTCATCGGCCCTACCACGCCTGCGCCTTCTTCTAGAGCCTCTATTATTCCCTTGCTCCAGTTCTGGGGAAACTTCAGGTCTGAGTTCCCCGCTATTATCACTTGAGCATGGTGCTCCAAGGCCAAGCGGATTCCCTGGTTCCACGATCTGGTCAGGTTCTTGTCGTTCTTCGGGAACCTGTACAACAGGAGTTTGTTCTTCGGGAACTTGCTCCACGCTTCTGGCTTCCAATGGGGGCTCCCATCGTCCACAAGTATCACTAGCCCGTTCGCAGTGTTCTCCAGGAAGGTTTCCACAGCTATTCTCGCATACTCGAACTGGTTGTACGTCGGTATCACAGCTGCTATCAGCGGGTTGAAAGGTCTCTCCAGCAGGTTCGCTGGCCTCGCTTTTCGTTTCTACGAAGGACTTCTCAGGGAAGAATTCTTTTGGTTCGGGCCCTGAAGGGTTTGCTTCGTAGATCAGCTTAGAGCCTAAACCTTCAAGCTTTGCTGGAGTTAACTGAGCTGCGCACCTTAACGACATAATTCTTACGTTGAGCGAACCTTCGCCGTAGGGATTCTTTTCAAAAACGTCTACAGGATGTAGCTCTTCCATCGTAATGCCGTATTCTTTCAGAATACTAAAACACTTAGCTAAGAATGCACACCCTCTGTCATATACGCTTGGATAGCAGTCGTCCAAAAGAATGCGAGTCTTTTCACCGCAGCAGTTGAGAATGTTCTCAAGGTCGCTTGCGATAGTCTCAATAGTGTGGCCCCCATCTACGAATACAACATTGGCAATAGGAATATCCTTTACAGCTTGCGCTAGGGTTACTCTTGTATCGCCTTTTACAAGCTGCACCTTAGAAGCACCGGCTTCAATTATCTTTTTCCTAGCCTCTTCCCTGCTAAGAGCTAATTCTGGCTTTCCAAACTCATCTTGATTAACGCTAGGAGTCATGTCCTCAAACAGATCAAATCCATAGTATTCTATGTTTGTTCGACCTAGCTTCTTTGCAAGTTTAACCATCATTACAGCTCTAGCTGCTTTATGGACGCCAATCTCGATAATACGATATGGCTTGTTCTTCTTGCTATCGTCCACAGTAGCTGCAATAGCCGTATTCAAATTGTCATACCTGCTCGCCATAATAATACTCCTAACTAAGGGTTATCTATTTTACTTCTGGAATATCCGGAAGTGTCTTTTGGCTCTGGCAACTTAGCCAAGCCAAGCTCATCCCTAAGCTGAACGTAATCAGCATCGTGGATCGCACCGCCACACCCTAAAAGTGGTGATAACGATAATACAGGAATTTTGGCCTTTTCTCGAGCCAATTTTCTAGATTTATAAGTCCATGCTCTATATTCTGAATAAACGTCCTCATGGGGAAGGCCATGAAATCTAACGTGTTGGTTATGAGAATGGTGATCTCCACCTAAATCTGACATATCAACGCCTATTAAAAATATAGCCCTTGCTCCCATTCTACAAGCCATATCTATGGCTGTCTGCTGCACACCTCTTCCAACGAAAAGGGTATCCTTGTCCTTGCCTATGAACCCTGCCCATTCAGGGCTTGTCTTAAATACATATCTGCCCGGGTCATCAAAAGGTAGATTTGTAGGAGGCTTTTGCTTAACTATCCACTTAGTGCTAACACTAGGATTAGCCTTTAAAACATCCCTGTACTCAACCTCTAGCTCTGGATGAACGGTTATTGAATACAGTACATTAAAGTTCTTGTACGCCTGGTTAAGCCCTATAGTTATTCTGCCTGAGAGTATATTGCTAGGAAGCATCCTAGCTGTAGGTCCTGTGCCTACTATGTATATGTCTTCACCTTTGTGAATGTTATATAGCTTGCCTATGCGCATTAGAAGTTTCCTAGATACTTTTTATAATGCGGGTGAAGCCCTTGAGTTAACCTCTTATCTAGCTTAGGTTTATGCCATAAGTCTAAAGCAAATTCAAAGTCTTTCTTGCTCACAGCGCCAGCTGATATGGCTTGAACAAGCTCTCTTTCCCATAGACTGGCTAAAGAATGACTAGGCTTATACCAAGGCTGCTCAGGCTCCTTGGTGTAGTGCAGAATTCTGGTAGTAGCGTCCTCATGCACATTAAGATGATTCCAGAAAGTAGGTATCATCAAAGGCATGCTATCCATAAAGGTAAGATGCATAAAGTTAGGATAGTTATAGCCTCTTCTAAGCATGTCCCACAGCTCAGCCGGGTTCCAGCCTGCGTTATGGCAGTCTATCAACATTACAGAAGTATTAGGCCATGGGGTCTTGCTGAACTTGTCAGGCTGATATGTACAGGCTACGGCCTTGCCTACTAACTTATCGGCATATCCCCAAAGTTCTGATATGTCCCCAAGACATAACTGATCAGCGTCTAGATAAATTGCATGGCCTTCGTAGTTGCATGCATTAGGTATCATGAACCTTCTAAGGCTGAATCCAGTGCCTTGGTGAAGCCCTTTTGGAACTTCCCACCCACTACCTATCATAGGTACTATACTAACCTCATGGGAGGTTCTTCTCTTTATTGAATAAGAGAGAACATCCAATGGTACTTTAGTCTTAATCTCAGTGCCTACGAAAATCTTTATAGGGCCAGTAGCCATAACTATCTCCAATAATTTGGGGTATGATACCTATTTATTAAATAAATATCACTACCTATTTTAAATTTAATGGACTTATAGTAACACCATAACGCTTCTCAGTTAGCTTAAACTCAGAAAACTGAGAATCAAATGACTGTCTTCCGTTAGCTAAAAGGTCAGCTTCATCAAAGCTTGGATGATACTTTGAGCCACCGTCTATGCCTAATGTATGTATAGTCTTTACTCCGGCCATAGCAAGTAGGTTCATGGCAGCCACTGATCCAAAAAACCTAACCCTGACATCTGGGCCTTTATACTTTAGATTCTTATTTCTTGTTCTGCTGCTGTTGTAATAAAGAATATTTCTGTACTCTAACCTGTTCTCGAACATGAGATCTAAAAGGCTTTTGTTACCTGGTTTAAAGTTTATATGCGGTTCCCATGGTGTTACTAAATGTTGGCATAAAAATTTATTATCCGACGTATTGTAAACATCTAAATCTATGGCATGCCCTAAAAGACAGGGTATTTCAAACATAACATGGTTGAGAGCTAGTACAGAGTAGCTATCAAGGTCAACTTTATTTATATGGCTAAAGCTAGGCCCTTTACCTACTACTAACCAAGGCTTTGATAGCTCCTGGGCCTTGTACCACTCAAGAAAAGGCTGCAGCTTATACTTCATAGGGCAACTCCGACTATTAGCTTATTCAAATAGCTCTTTGGGTCTGTTGATAAGGAAGAATACATCGCTGCCTCTACTGCTGCATGAGATGTATTACTGATGTAATGGTCGTGCATGCCTGACATTCCTACTCTAGTTAAATCTGCAAGCCTACTTCCTGCCCCGTGATGGTAGAACAAGTGATTGTATATACCTCCAAACAGGGGATGATGATTTACCTTGTTACTCCTTAGCAAAGGAATAAAATAGTTATCAAAGTCTACATGGGACACAGCTAGATCAGTTACTATGTTCCCTAAAAGATTAATATCAGTTCTAAGGTCGAACTCTGCCCCTCTGTTGATTAGCGACTTGTTTGCTAAAAATATGCACGGATGAGGAAATGTATCAAAGTTCTCACATCTTATAGCGGCGCATCCTTCTTTTCCTTTTTCGCTCATAAGCTTGTCACAGACTGCAAACCAGTCATCTCTTATGGGCCAAGCATCACTATCTAGTATAAGTAACCAGTCGCACTCACTGACTTTAAAGTTGTCTATTATTGATCTAAGTCCTTGCAGGTGCCCTTTGTTATAAGCCCAGTGGCTTATAATCTTATATCCGTTATCTAACCACGGAACCGGGGATGCTCCGTTTATAACTACATGCTTATGCACTTCTGCAAATTTAGTTCTATCTAGAAATGTAGACTGTAGAGAAGCCCATACTTCATTTCTTGGAGTAGGGGAGGCTACCGTACAGGCCATTATTTTAATCATTGTCTGACTTTCTATACGTCGACTAAGCTGTCTGACATCTGTACTTTTGGCGATCCTTTTGCCTTTTTACTAGTGCTATATACTGCACACCAGTAATAGTTAGCATCCATATAGCCTACGGCTCTACCTATTCCTATTCTATCGTATTTACCAAGGATTATATTTTTATGGCTTTCAGATGTAAACCACGATTTCATAAGGTCTTTGACGTCGCCGCTTACTGAAAAAGATATGCACTCTCCTAGCCTATCAGGGTCTTGACCTACTATAGCCATCCTTTGAGAAGGACCAAAGAAGCTAAAACCCATATGGGATATATTCTGAGAATTAGCCATCCAAGTTGCATGCGACTGCGCTACCAGAACACAGTCTTTATCCATTTCCAACGGCGGAAGATCATAAACGCTTCTAGTCTTGTTGTGTAGCTCTAGAAGTTCGCTAATCTCTGCTTCTGGGATCATGCTGCCATCCTTGGCCTCTTCCCTTTCATGGTTGAGGTCCATAAGCATTTTAAAGAAATTACTTATAGTGCTCATGATTATTTTCATTTTTTATTCTATTGAGTACCATACTGCTGCTGTAACATCATGCGAGCTCCTTGAGTTTGAGCCTGCTGCCTGATGTTTCCTATTGTCTGCTTAACCAAACTGTGAATAACTGGGTCTTGAGACTTAAGCTTAGTCATCTCAGACTGTCTCTGCGACTCAGGCATAGACAGCATCTGGTCTGCTATAGTTTGTGCTTTAGCCTGCATATCCTGCGGTGTAACCTTCTCATTAGGTCCGGTAGGAGTAGCGATAGACATACCTTGCGCAGCCATTCCTGCAGGCCCTTGAGGAGGAGCGCTCTGTGCTGGTCCAGGAGGAGGCTGAGCTCCCTGGGGCGCGGGCTGCCCGCCTTGAGCCTGCGCTTGCATATTCTGCATGAACTGGCCGGTGACAGAAGGAGCCATCTGTTCCATGAGAGAAGAGTCTTCCATACTCTTCTGCATCTTGGCCTGCTCTTCCTGCATAAACCTTTGCTCGTCGAGGATTTGCCTTTGTTCTTCTTTGAAGTCCATACCCATGCTTCTGAGAACTCCGGTCTGGCTGACCTGCTGAGCCTGCATAAGCTGCATCTTGGACATGATAAGTTGAACATCGTCGAGCATTGAAGGTTTGATAAGACGGCAAGTGGCAGGCTCCCAGCCAAATGCGTCACCTACTGCTTTAGTTGTTTCGGTAAGAAAGTTATTCAAGCAATGTATCAAATACTGCCAGCTCGATTCAAATAACCTAATAGCAGGTAATGCTGCCTGAAGGCTTAGGGTGCCTTTGTATAATTCAGCTGGCATACCAAAGCCGTTTAAGAGCATGTTGACGCCTGATTCAAGTAAGTCAGTAGGGGCTAGGTTTCTAGCTTCTCCGCCCATCATATTATATTGAATAGGTGTGCTTAAGAAGTGCCAAGCAGCAGGATCTCTTCGTCTCTTTCTAAGCATAGCCTGCACCTGACCACGTAACCCGCCTAGATCCATATTCATTAAAGGATCGCCTGCTTCTGGCATTGAGCTAGACTGCGGAGCAGGTGTCAAAACCCTAAATGGTATCACATAGTCCAAGGCAATAGCCTCGTTATACCTGTGAAGAACCTGCACATACCATGCATGACGAAAGTTAATTAAAGTACGTGAGATACCCCAACCTCTAGATCTTACCCCTGACAGAGTCGGCTCATACATATGATGAACCGCCTTCTTATCGAATAATAAAAAGCCATTGGATGATATAGCTTCTATTATTTCCCAGGGAACAGTTTCTAAAACTTGGGGGTCTCCTCTACGCACTTGCATCCTGTAGTCTTCAGGTATACGCCATAGATAGTCACGGTTATCCCTAACAGGATCGTATCTTACTTCCATCTCGACTGCAGGCCATCTACGAACTCTAACCTCTTCTGGTTCATTAGTACGTCTATCTACTCTTTTCCACGTACCTGTGTATTTACATCTAGGGCAATTAGCCTGGAAATCAGGCATCTTCCATTTAAATCCAAAAGCAGGATTATTGATTACTTGCTTCAGTGGCACATCAAGAGAGCACTTAGGGCAATAAAGATAACGTCTAAAAGGAATAATAAGAGTTGTGAAGCTATTACCATAGCATAGAAAATCCAGACCGACCGAATGTAGTACGGTTTTTATGTCTAAAGTGTCGTTGAGGAATGACAAATACTTTTGCTTTTCGTCATCGCCCATATTCTTGCCGTTGACGGCTCTGATCTCAATTTCTGTTATGAAGTAACTAAGAACTCTTCTAGCTGCTTCTCTGATCATAGAGTTTGAGTGAAAAATAAATTCGCAATACCGCAAGGCGTCCCTGATGTTCTCAGGCATAACCGTAGAGGCATAGTCCATGAAAGGATCTGGAAAAGGCTCGTCACCCCTGCTGTTCAAGGCCCATCCGCGCCCTAGGGCTCCTTCTGAATAATCTGACATGCAATATGCCTCCTAAGGCTTAAATAGTACTATACTTATATATATTAAAGTACACCGCTATCGGCACTAGGCGGGCTGGTGTATTCTTCATAATTATCATAACCTGTTTGTGGAGACGTCTCCACTTCTTTATCTACCTCGTCTACGTTCTTCTTAATCTCTTCTGGTAGATCTTTTTCTTGGCTTATTGGAACTAGGCAGTGTTCATAGGGCCCAAACTTGTGAGTAATAGCTGGCGGCCTGATTAGAAATAGGCTATCTATGCCTTCTACCATCACGCCAATATAGGCTGATGACTCATTAGCAAGCTTACTTGTAAAAGGGTAGAACTCGCCTGATCCGGCGTATCTTAGGTCTGTTGTAAGTACTAAGTACCCTGGCACAACAGTTACACCGTGGTATTTTGAATTCAGTGTGGCCAGTCCTGGCATATCAAAGTAAACCCTTACAGATGGAGGAGTTACAGCTGATTCAGGTAAGGCGGCGGCAGGATGTACGTGGTTAGCTCCGTCTAGGGTAGCAGCAACAGTACCTAGATTAGGTGGAGCCTCATTTGCTTTATCACTTGATAGCTTTCTTAGGTTATTAGATATTACTTTTGATCTATCAGTCTCATTTAAAGACCTTAGCTCGGCACTGGTATCATTCTTTAAAGAGTACTTGTTAGCAGAAGCTTTCATAGCGTTCAGATCTATAGTAAACGAGTCCAGCTCGTGTGGGTCTACTACTATTTTAGTGGTCTTTCTGTTTGGGTCTATGTTTGAACCGCTTGTGACTGACTGCAATCCGCTGTATCCGCTCATGATTATCCTTTCGCTTACATGGAGACAATATCTTATAATGTAACTTTCTACTGTTTATTGGAGCAATAAGCAACATGAGATTAGAAGAAGATATGTTGTGTATCCTAGATCACATAGGGTACTTCTTGTTTACAAACATCTACTATCATATGTTTTTAATTGTATGCTCAGTATATATGATGGGCTACGGCATACCACTTTTAATAGACGAAATATTAAAGAAAGATATCTAATAGCTAAAAAAAAATCACAGATAGCCATAACTAGGCTAACTGTGATTTATGTATTATGCGTGGTAAACTTTTACGTATACCACTTCTATATTATTATTATTTCCAGTTGCCGTGAAGACTCTGAAGTCTCCACAGCCCTTTTTATCTGCCTCTTTAAGGGCCATCAACACACACTGTCTTTCGACAGCTTTGTCGATAAGCCACTCGCTGATAACTTCTGCTTGCAGAATCCCTTGCATAAAGCTTCCTCCTAAAAGAAAGCCAGGCCTATTGCTAGGCCCGGCCCTGGTTGGAGAAGAACGCCCGCACAGACCCGTCATCCCATTCTCTCCCTGGGGATTTAATGGCAACACGGCTGTAGCCGCACAACGCTCTTCTTTTTCCCCAATATTCTTGGGGCAGTAACCCGCCCAGACAACCCGCTACTCCTGGGAGTGCATGGTCCTGAGACCGAACAGTTACCCGGTATATACAAGAGTGGGGTACCGTTTAGGCCACTCTGACGCACTTGCTTGTGAGGGCAAGCTTTTGTTTCGACCCGTCTGAATCTAACACCCTTGCGTCGCATAATCCCATGAAATACGCGTGCAATTAATAGGCTACCTAGACGGCGCCTATTACAAGTGCAGGTATTAATACGTTTTTGCTAGCAGTAGGAATTACATAGTCTTAACGGGCCTAGACGTCGCGGTAGAGTTGAGTGCGCTCTACCACCAACTTGAAAGAACGAGCCGCCTTGATCAAGGGCGTCCGTTCTTCCTTGTTTTTGGGCCTCCTCCTACCTTACGGGCGCCATTTGTGGCGGCGCTGTAATGGAGGCCGTGTTTCGTCAGGGAGGTTTGGTATACAAGCTGCGGTACTGGGTACCGCTCGCTGTCTATAAAACCCTCTAAGTCGAGGCACCATGGCTGATTGTAATCAGCCACAAAGTCCGCTGGTAGCAGACTTTCTGGTACGAATACCAGGTCCCCAGACCTCTTGAACTTTTTGTACGCCGCCTCCATTTTGGAGGGGTCGCTAGATCTAGCCATGCCGGCCAAGGCCTTTTGATCTAAATCCGCCACGTCTGGCAGATCTGCCTCTCGGAAGCCTAGCACCCTTCTAGGAAGGGGAAGGAAATCCAAGATGTCAGAAGCTTCTGCGTTTTGCATCACTACTTCGGCGTACGCCGAGGCAGTGGGAATTATTCTGTTTTTTCCAAACCCGAACTTGGCTGGAATGAACACCACCTGGGGCTCTAAGACCCCATCTATTACCTTCCAAACCGATATGGTTTTATTACCATATCTTATTAGGGCTAGCAGCCCTTCTTCGTAGTATATATCTCCGCTTTTAAATGTTAATTCCCGACCGTCGTCGGGTAACCACATCATCCAACTGTTATTGTCAAACTTACCCCCAAATAGGGTCTTAGCGGCGCCTTCAACGAGAGCGCCCTTTTCGATAATTCCTTCTATCTGCAGCATCGTGCCACTCCTCCTTATGGGTTACCTTTTAGGTAACCAGACAATATCGCCCCCTTCAGCAGGGACGATTACTCGGGGCCTACTTGACCCCTTCTCTAAAGGCTTTACGGTACACACGACCGAAGAGCCTATCCGCTTTCTGTGGACGACTTCTCTAAGTCGTCCGTCTATCTTGAGGTAAGGCCGCATTGGACCTCTACCCCGCTTGAGGATGCTATAAGCAGCCCAAGCTATGGTTAACAACAGGGCGAGACCTAGTATCTCCATGGCACCCTTTCCTTTCTTGTTGTCATATATAAGACAACATATAATTATGACGCGTTTTTGGCCCGAATTTAGGGCTAAGAATTGTCTCTAAATATCAAAGTCTTCGTCGTCATCGATTACTTCTGGGTCGTCAAAAAGGTACCCTTCAATATCGATTGATACCGTCTCTGGGTTGTGCGACAGGTCCGCATCTACCGTACCGTCTGGAGAAATGAGTTTTCTTGGAGGCAAAGATATGTGCCACCTTTGACCTTCAAATACGTGACAGGACACCCTCTTCTTAGATAGGGCCCTAAGCTCGGAAACAAGGTCGTCCTTTAAAGTAAACTCCTTGCATTCCGGCTTTCCGTGCGCAGGCACAATCATAAGATAAAACTTTTTATCAGTAATATCTTCCTGACTGGGCTCAGACTCGTTCTGGCCATTGTGCATTGTTGTCGCCTTCATAGATGATTGTCAGGGCTATCAAAACTGCCCTGCTAGTCATGTCCTTGTCCAGCCACCTGCTATTAATACCCGGTGGAGAGGTGCTAACGATGGTAACTCTATTATTTGCTACCCATTCGTTTATAGTGTCATCTATAGGATCAGTGACTTTTACAAGACGCCAATCGTCTGGCGCCGCTCCAGCTGGCCTTTCGTAGATACGCTCCTCTACGAAGGTCTTCGTCTTTAACAGTCTTCTTTCAGGGGTCAAGTGGTTCATTATTTATAGCTCTCATTAATCTTTTTGCTTCATAATCAGCTGGTTTTTTAACCAGCCGAGGTACTGGATATCCAGAACACGTCCAACTGCATACCGATCCTTTTAGATTCCATACATAAGGCTCTATGAACATAGTAGGCTTCTTAGGGTCAGGTATCTTAACCTTAACCGCCTCACAAAGAAACATGTAATCCTTACTTCGGTTAAGAATAGTTAAATGACCAATGGCCCTTTCTATTACAGGCCAGTGCTCAATGGAGGTGAAAGCTAACAGTTTATCATGACCTCCGCTTCTATCTGGAAAGTCAAAATTATCAAATATCTGCCTATTGAACACCATGTAATTTACGACACTGTCCTTTCCGCACCAGCCCTGATATTCAGTAAGCGGATCGAAGTCTAACCCACCTTTCGAAAAGAGCATAGTATGGTTAAAAAATACAAAGTCGTTAGACAGGCTAGACAGAGAATCAGAAAGGTCTACCCTTTTAAGGGCGGGCATCTTCTTGAGCTCTTCCATGGAAGGAGAGTCAAGCCCCACGTCTTTTATACCTTCTTCGACTGGTACTTTGCCTGTGAGCTCTACATCTGGTATAGATTCTAAGTAGCTCTCTACTATCTCTTGAGATAATCTTTGGTTTTTCATTCCTTATCCTTACATATTGTCAGGACTACGTTACAGTTTTTATCTCTCAAAAATACATTCTTGCCGTCTGACAGGCATTCGTAGTATCTAGACTTATCAACCATTGAGGTAATGGCTGCAGCATCTTTAACCTTATCAGCTGAGTCTGCTTCTTGGAAAGCCAAAAGAACAACCCCTCTAGCGCAGGTGCTAAGGCTGCAATTGTTATAGCACATGTGTGCTTTTTTAAGATTAGAGTATTCTTTTTCTGATGGGCCGTAGCCTACGCTCAGTTCGTCCACTACAAGTACTTCTAAAGGTTTAAGCTTACTACCAATAGCAAGTAGGCTTTTCATTCCTGATGAGTTTCTAGATTTTAGCTTACCCTCCCACTCCTCTGGCCTTAGCTTTTTGTAGTTCTTATTAAGCTTCTTGTTGAAACTCTTAAGACTAAGATGTAGACAACAGTTCTCGTTGATCTCGCACCTGTCTAATATGTAACTGATAACTACATCTAAGTCTTCTCTCTTACCCACAAACAAATTAGGTACGCTAGAGCTAATCAGCTCTTCGTTGTCAAACCCGGCATCAAACCTCTGCATGTACTTTTCTCTGTTATACAGGGGCTTGCACTTTGGAATTTCTTTTTCAATGTCGTCTTCTTTGCTAGCTGAGTCGGATAGATACTTTGAAGCTTTGCTACAAGCTTTGGATATCCTATAGTTTTCTATGGGATTCGACTTAGCCATGTAAACTATATCGCGCTTTAGCTTATCAACAGCCTCCGCACTAGCGCCCATAGCCGTAGCTTTAGCTTGTATGTCATCTAGTGCGGCCTTCTCTAACATTCTAGCCAGCTTAAGAGCATCCATAAAGTATAGGCTGCCGGGACCGTTAGCTTGCTCGATAAGGACTGATCTTAAAGAATCTTTTACTGCGTGAGATACCTTACTATTATTGACGTGCATCCTCATTCTCTCTTTCTGGGTTAAACCCTAAACCATATGACTCTACTGCAAGAGTGCATACGTATACAGAATCGGCTACGTTGTCTGCACCAGAGGACTCATAGCCTTCGTGATCAAAATCAAATCCGAATTCATTATTACAGGCCTTGATGATATCTACCTTATTAGCATTGCCCTTTCCTGTGGCCCTTTTCTTTATTGATCCAATAGGTATACCTGTGCACGGAACTCCGTTTTCTTCTGCCCATGTGCTTACGGTAGCCTTTAATGCACCGAACCACTCGCAAGCTGGAGCAGCTCTTGCTAGTAGAGCACCTGCGCTCATAAACCCCTTTACCGAAGGAGTATATCTTACATCTTCATAAGCTATAAGATCGGGCTTAATTGCTGATAAGAAATGCCTTAGCCTTAGAAACCTTATAGCTCCAGAGTCATAAGGGCCGGCTGATAGGTCTAGCTGCCCCGCATATATTCTAGGCTTATCACCAAGCTTATTATGTATGAAGCAATAAGAGTAACCACAGTTTGTTCCAAGGTCTAATCCCAGTACGGTCTTAGTACCTTCTACTCTTCCATTAGAAACCTTTTCGCCTAGTTCTTCTGGGTACTTCTCTACATTTAATTTCATGTCTATGCTTTCAGTAAGTTACTTTTGGCCTTTTCGCACATGCTTCTATATTCTTCAAAAAGATAGTGTGTAAGTTTACAATCAAAGTCAGCTTCATGAGCACTACCACTCATATTATATTTATTTATTAAATTGTACTTATTCGCACAGTGCCTATCCAAAGAAGAATATATTTTTCCTCCTTCTTTTACAAGCCGCCCTGTGAAGCTCATCCAACTATCTTCAGGATAAGGCTGTATTCTGCTATATAGCCCTCTTTCGAGGCCCATGGTATCAAAGTAGCCTATTCCCATTTTTTCAAACTCAAATGACTCATGATCTCCAAGTACTTGCTTAATATTATTATTAAGCATAGGTTGGTCAAACTTTAAACCATTGTGGGCTATAAGGCTGAAGTTGTGGGATTTGCATATCCTTACGATATCCATGAAGTTATTAAAGGCCTCCTGTACGGGGACGCCGTGTGACTTCATTCTGGCAGTGCTGTGCTTATACATAGACGGCTGGCCAGGGGCTCTGGCGTCCATGCTCTTCTTTGTAGATAGCATTCTATTTTCAAGCCACTCACAGAAGTGATGATCCCTGTCGTGCGTCCAGTCTGGTATGTAATAAGAGCAGTCTACAAGCTTCTTATCCACTACGACTGCATAACCAAGCTGAACGACTATGTCGTTTTTGAGATCTAGCCCTGTGGACTCTATATCAAATACTAAATAGTTTACAGGTAGAGGGCCTAATTTAGAAATCGTCTGCAATAACCATATACTACCGTCATCCATGACTATCCAATCATATTAGAACCAGGACCTTATCTTTCTCAGAGTACGTCTGAAAAATGATTCGTTCCTTAAACAAAGTTTATCCATAGAAGCCTGTACTAGTTCTGCAAACCTTTTATCATTAAGAGGCGATGGTTCATCCTCAACCAGAACGTCTCTGATAGCTAAAAAGAAAGCAGCCAACATGGTTTCACCCATGGCTGATAAAACTAGTAATCTGGCTTCTTCGCTGCAATCGAAAAGGCCGCTGGCCTCGACTGCATCTTTTGGATTGGATGGAGATTCTTCTGGTTTATTGCATAGCGCCATAAAAGAGGCCAGGCATTTGGCCACTTTTACGAGCTCTTCATTACTGATATTGTACTTTTCTATTACCTTTAATGCCCAAGGCTCTCCTGTTCCAGATGTAACCCTATCCATAGATGCCCTCATTATCCAGGGCCAGCAATAAGCTATGTCTCGGCTTGGGTTATACCTTCTCTTGTCCACATGACCCAATATATTGGTAGCCACGTTATGTAGTCCCTTTCCTTATAAAGTGATGCATACTGTCTTTCTAGTCTTTTGACTTATGAATTACGTGTAAGCTTAACGAGTAAACACAATTAATGCAAGAGTCAGGCTTATCAGGATCTATCCATGATAACTTCCCGCATTTTTTGCAGTCTCCAGATATATATGACTTACGTTTTACCGCAGCTTCACACCTATCTACTCCAGCAGGGCACTTATGGCAATGAGTTGAAGAAGGCATATTCATAGGGCATTTAAAGTCTCCATCGTTATGAATAGCCCTTAACCTTTTCCTCAAAAGCTTTCTATTAGCCTCTACTAAATAGTCTGTGCATACAAATTTAGTATACTCTGGTCTATCCCCTCTAAGCGCTAGATGGTCAAAGTAGCCTAGAAAGTATAAGCCGAATACATAGGACTCATCTAAAAAAGGATAACTACATACAGCTCTAGAGGTTGGAGATGTAATAGGGTAACTGAAGCCAAGTCTATATCTAGCAAAGCTAAACATATCATTTGACCAGAACTTTTTTATCTTATGACCGCTGGCTGGCCCAGAGTGTATGTCTATATCCATCCAGGCCCCTGCCTGACTGTTACCATCTTTAAACGTTCGCACAGCCTTCTCTACACCAAATACCTGCATAAGACCCCAATCAGATCTAGACTTCCAGTCGTTATCGTATAAGGGGTTGCCCTGCATTATAAAGTCTAGGTTTCCGGCTATCCTTGCAGACATCATTCTTACATCTTTTGAAGTAATAGGCTGTCTTGTGAACTTTGATAGCATATCCTGACTGCAGGTAATGTTGAGGCAGGACTTTGGAACAGAGAACGATAAAGCAGCAACAGCCCTATCAAACATATCGCCAGTAATAGTGCCGCCAATAAAAGGACGAAGACAATCAATAACTCGTTGACGCACGTCCTGTATCTTCCTGATAGACACTTTAATCTTTTCATGCTCTAAATCCTTTTTTGCCATGATTAACTCCAATCATATTAGGAACCTATTGGAGGCTCGTCGTATCCTCGTCTTTTAGATGCTGACTCTTTTCCGTCGTTATCCGCGTTTATGGCTACACCGTTGTTGAACTTTACCAAGTTCAAAGATGCGTGCCTCATAAGCTCTCCTAGCAATACATCACCGCCTCTATGCTTTAAAAGTGGATGTGGCCAGTCGTACTGTACTAACACATTAGTACTTATTGCCCACCATCCGCCAGTAGCAAACAATGTCTTGCCGGTATGCATGCCTACCTTAAACCAAGAACAGTGGAGACGTCTCCACTCTTTTTGTTTAGGGGATACAGGTATATGGTATAGCGACCCTATCATATCAGCCTTCTTGTCTATCATTAGGGACTCTACAGACTTGAGCCAGGCTACTGGATTAGGGTCTTTTATATAGCTATCATCATCAAACCACATAACCTTGTCGGTCACTATTGGCTTGCAATTAAATAGCTTTCTCATCATTGGGTACTTATATATCTGAGGGCTGTTCTTTATTACCGTTAGATTATCTGATGGAGAGAACAGTTGGTTAATTACGTCTTCAGTGGCCTTGGACATGTCATTACATCCAATCCTAACTTCGACGCCATGTTTATAAAGCTCGCTGATAGGCCTAAGGCACCTATCAGCGAGCTTTGGATAATCGCCGTAAATTAAACAGCATATGGTGGTTGACATTACTTTGAGATCTTATGTTTCTTTGTGTCAGACTCATCCCTTGTATCAGCGATCTTTTTACGATCGGAGGCTGTGGCATGAATCTTGGCTGGAAACTTTGCTATAAAGGACTTTACCCTTTCCAATAGGTCTATTAAACCTTCTAAGCTAGATCTAAGGCCTTCAGACCTCTCAAGATAAGACTTGATATCTTCAGCTGAGCCTGTCTCTACCGCTTCATCAAAGTCATTAATGAGCTCTTCTGCCTTTTTCTTAATCTTTACTGCAAACCTTGTGTTACCGCCCTCAAGCTGCTTAAACAAAGATTTTACATTAGCTCTAGCAGTGCTTGCCTTCTTAGAGGTCTTATTACCGTAAACAAGCTTTACTTCAGCAGCGAGTGCCCTTACAGAAAGCTTATTTTCTATAGCAGTATCAATCATCTTACGACGATCTTCGTGAGGATCTGTCGAATCTTCTGTCTCTGGAATATGTAAGACAGTGGCAAAGTGAGACCATGTAAGAGTAATGCCATTACCCTCAGCCTTTTTCAATACGCTATCCAAGTCGTTCTTGGTGCTGTACATATTGCTGAATCTAATGGTTTTATAAACCGTAGAACGATCTACTCCTAGTGCAGTGGATAAGAGATCAACTGCTGCGGCGCCATAAGAGGGATTGCGATTTACTTCTGCAGCTACCAAGCCGCGATCATAGTTGAAGCTAACGATATCACCCCTATGGTTCTTATACGCTTCCATCTCTTCTTCGTAGATAGACTTTAGATTTTCATCCATGCCATCTATTGCTTTCTTTCTTAAATCAAGCTCAGCTTTTGTAAGCTCTGATACATCTTCGCTCAGTTTATCCTCAATATCATGGGGGTTAACTGCTGCTGTAGTTGTTTTACTTAAGGCCACAAATTTATCTGTCATGTTACACCTCAATGTGAAAAAAGTTACCATCCGGCTAATCCGGTACGGATAATTTATTGAAAAACAGAGACCAGGCTAGCCTTTCAAGTCTTTCCTTAGGAAAGAAGCCCAAAAGTAGATGATCTCTGCATTCTCTGGTAATTACCTCAACCAAGCACATAGTAGACCTCTTTGGCCAAGTCGTAGACCGTTCTAACATGGAGAATGTGCCTTTCTCCAAATCAGTTCCAGCAAGGGTCTTAGCAAGACACCTCTTGGCCGTCATATAATTCATGTCACATCTATCAGTTAGGAATTCTATTAGCTGTTTAAATCTTTCCTCGTCCTCGCCTTCTCCCTTAAACCCTAAAGACTTAGCCTTATTGCTTTCCACACGCTTATTAAGGCCGTCTTTGGTAAAAGTGTTATTAGTGAGTCTGGATGTTACACCAGTTATGAGTTGAGACAGCTTACCTAATAAATCTCTTCCTGAATGAGCCACACGACCAAGTTTACCATAGGGTGCTGACATAATAGCATCTGTACTGTCGATCAGTACTATAGTTGCCTTTATAGCCGCATCACCTATTTCGCTGTTACTTATTAGCAGGCCTGGAGTTAGGGCGCAGTCTTCGTAATCTTTTAACGTATATATCATAGACATTTTTCTGTCGTACATAGACGCAGACCTGAATTGAAACTTGAGGTCCAAAGACTCTATGATGTTAGAAACGGCAGATAGAAAGTCGTTATTGGATATTCGTCTATACTTTGCACCTACAACTGCCTCTATTACCTTTGTCTCTGTATTCCTGACTACCTGGAAGCCGAAGAGCCTTCCAAATCTCTTTTTCAGAGCAAGGTTGTAAAGAGTAGCCGCTTCACCTATTGTGAAGTCATCATCAGGGTCTGCTATCATCTTGGGAGGCCTATCCATATCGTCTACGGCCCTTTTAAGGCCTATAAGATCGGATAAAGAAGACGCCAGACCTGAAGATAGATTCTTACAGATCTGGCGTAGCGCCAACCAGGACATCTTATCGCCTCCTACAGTCTTACCTTTTCGAGTAAGAGCTATCTGAGACTCGTCGTCTATAAGCCAAGACTCAGTAACCCTTTCCTGATCTGCTAGGAAATCTAAAAGCTTATTGTATTCAGTACTATTGAACATAAGTCCTTTTACTGAAACAGCTAAGGAATCCGAGTTACTTCCGTCTGGTCTATGCATCTGTTACATCCCTGTCCCAATTATAGGTAACGGACTTAGTACAAAACTCATTCTTGTCAGCAGTGCCGCTAAGCACCACCGAGATACCTAGGTTAATAGGCTTAACGGTTTCTATGAAGGCCTTAGCAGCTGCGTCTACAACATTTGATAGATTATCAATATTAGGATTGAGATCCATCAATGTTTTAAACCAGTCCCTATCTACGTTTTCCCGTCTCAGCCTTTCTTCTGAAGAAAGCTTGGGGCAGCAGTCAGGAAGATAAACTACCTGAACTTCTAGGTATCGATCTGAGTTAGTAACGTTAGTAGTCTGCGAGCTATCAGCCGTGCAGGGTAGATGAAGAGACTTATAAAGCTGCACTGATAGATTCTTATTGTCTTGCATGATTGACCTTTCTAGTCACTTAGACCAACTTACATTTCCGAGAAACTGATCGAACGGCTCGATAACAAAGGTTTCTCCAGATATTACTCTGACTATCTTTAGGACGTCGCTTGTCTTGCCATAGGAAGAGTTTAATAAAACACCGCCGAATCTTGTTGATTCGCAGTTATGCATACAACACATCTTCCATTTTGGCCAATTAAAAACTACAGCCATCGGTTTGACCAAGTATTCTTCTTCAGACAATAACTTCCAGTTATCTTCTTCCTCCTTCCATGATGAATAAAGATCTGTCTTTTTAAACCTATTATAAAGACCATCCCACATATCCCTCACCCACGGAACTTTCTTATAAGCCATCCTTACTGGGAAACTAGGAAACTCTTCAGAAAGCCATGATAACGTCACCCTAGAGGATGACGTTTGGGATTTACAGGCGGTTTTTAACTCTTTGAGGGAACCTATTGTAGGAAATCTTTTAAGAAGAACACTTACGGCAAGCTCAGAGGACGTGTCCTCTGAGTCTATGCCGAATGGCCTGTCTTTAAAGAATTCATTCTTTTCGTCTAACATATTACTCATCCCTTTCGTAATCGCCAGACATCTGATCACAGTATGGAACTCCAATTTTAAATGGAGTTCTTTTTCTGATACCGTGCATCTTATCTAACGCTTCTCTTAAATCATTGTTGTCTTCTATAGCTTGTCCTATCTCTGTCCAGCTAGCCTTAGTAAGGCCTAGAGCTGAGCAGTCTGCTGTTTTCCTAGACTTGTCTATGTTATCAAGACCTAGGAGGTCGCAAGCTTTACCTTTCAAGGTAGCTGACATAGAGAGTATGGTTGCTATTGTAGCCTCGTGCCAATCCCATAAAGTATGTTGCTTACCTTCATCATCAACGCTCCATTTCATGGATACGGTTATGACTCTGTTTTCTCCTGCGTTGCTTAAGGAGTTCTTTTCCATAGAGAGCTCTACAACTCTTACAGACTCTTTAAGCTTTTCTATCTTATCTTTAAGATTTGTATATATCTTCATGGTGGCATGGTATGTCAAGGCATCGCCGCCGGGTACCCTTTTTATGGTAAACCCTCTTGCATCCTTAGATACCTTTACGTGATTAATGCCTATGAAGCTGAACGGCCATACTCTTAGCTCGTTGAATAGGAACTTGCAGTAAGTGTTAATAAGATTAGCACCTTTTGCAAATCCGATAGAGGCGTGGTTCTTTTCCCATATGTCGCTGATGTCTGACTCGGTTGTTACTCCGGTCAAGGAGTCTACCCCAATAGCAACTGGAAAAGGACAGCCTCCAAGATTAGGCCATAGTTTTCTACCCTGCTTCAGCCACAAGGTAATACTTCTCTGCCACTCTTCTACAGACCCGCATAGGTTTGTTGGAAACCCTTTATCTTTTTCATGACCTATTATACTTGATCTAAGGTCAGGGGTATCCCTGGCTTCAGTAAGGTTGTAGACATAACCTCCAGAAAAATCCACATGCCACTTGAACATCTCAAACAGTAATGCCGTCTTGCATGAACCGCTAGGCCCATACAGCTCGGTCATTCTGGACAAAGGAAAACAATCATTTTGAAAGAAGTACCTAAGGCTAAAAGCCTTAAGAGGAATACCTATTACGACAGCTTGGGACTCGTCGCCCATGTATATGTCGCTTCTTCCTATATTGTTCTGAGATGAACTAATCTGTGTGGAGAAAAAATCAGTGAATGTGCTCTGTGCTAAGTCTACTTTCTTCTTGGCCATGATGCCCTCTATATGTATATGTAAATTATTGTAAATACGTGAAGATAGACATGCCTCTCGCCTTAACAAGAGGCATATCAATTATTAATTACTACTCAGGTACGTTGTGACCTGCTCTATTTCTTGCAAGCATATCTTTAAGCTCGTCTCTAATCTTGTCTGGGTTCTCAGATACTTCAGATATGTTTTTGCTGATCATACTTTGGATATCAGCCATATTCTGCATCATGGGAACCTGATTAGGGCTAGGCACCGGCTGAGGAATAGCTGGAGCCGCTACCTGTGGGTAGTTAGAAGGAATAGCCTGAGGTACAGGAACTCCTACTGGTGCTACTACAGGAGCTAGGCCGGCAGTATTTTGCTGGTACGTAGGCATAGGATACGTAGGCAAAGCTTGAGTGAATCCTGGATTGGATACAGAGGTGGCCATAAGACCAACCTGTCTCAAGAATTCATTGCCAAAGTTCACGAAGTCAGCTGGGATGCTTCTTTCGTATCTGTCTCTGAGGGCATGTACTACAAGCCCTGCGGAAGCTGAGTTATCTCTCATGCTGTCCACTATGAAGCGCACTTGCTCTTCGTCTGTAGGAAAATTAAGGCAGTCCCTAATAGGAGAAGCTACTCTCCTGGCGATCATGCCTACTTCTTCCTGACTAAACGTAGCTGGCTGGCCTCTATACGTTTTGCTTACGATGCAGTCATATCCGATGGGCTTCATCTTTGAAGAATAAGAAGCCATAGCTGGTGCATCTTTTAGGTGTTCATAGCCTCTAGGAGGGAACCCCATTTCGTAGAATAAAAAGTAAGAACCGTCGGCTAGGCTTACCACGTCTCCGTGCTTAAACCTTAGATTAGAGTTTTCAGAACTAACTCCACTTGAGGAATTAATCTCTTTATTCATAGCTGACCAAGCTGACTTCTTTAAAAGCATAAAGACAGTCTGATGGTTTGGAGCTAACCCGTCTGGTGGGTTGTTTGGCTGCCCTTTATTTTCATAAACAGCACACCTAACAATAAGCGCAGTGTCTGGCCTTGAAATAAGCGCAGATCTGCCCTGCCCGCCTTTTAGCATAAGAGCCCATTCCTGAGGTCCTCGTACCTTACCATTAGCTACTTGATTAGCCAAATCGTATACAATTACAGCAGGATTATTACGAGTATCGTAATGTCGGTCTTCTGGATCGTATGCGATCCAAGACTTTTGTGGATTACCAAAGCCCAATACCATAGATGCTGCATAGAACCATCCACTAAAATCCGTATCGGTGTACCGAGTAGGTTGAAAATTACCGTCTTGGATACAGGGAAAGATACGTATCACAGTGGGATCAGACTTGGCCCACGATGGGCGTTTAACCATACCAGAGCCCGGCTTCAAAATATGATCTCCGCGATTTGACTCACGGGATGCATTTTCACTGGGCATTCGAAAACCTTGCATAAAAACCTCCAAGTAAAATTTCGGTCGGATAACCGACCTGGCCACAAAGAAAAATTAACACTATGCTCTTTTTATTAAATTGAGCTCTTCCGCCAACTGATAAATCTGATTATTTAAAAAATTTAAATCACCAGAATTTTTCAAGATATGCGTGCAGTCTGAGGAATTGTATGTGACTGTCGGATCAGGGTCAATACCCGGTCTATCAACCCATATAGCGTATTTGACATAACCCTTTTCTAGACTAGACTTTAATTCTATAAGATCTCTTATTCCAGATATTACTTCAGCTTGGCTAAGGCATAACTTAACCAGCCAAGTAGGATCGTTATCTCTACAGTCCTTAAGTATGTTATACCACTCTAACCTTCTCTGATGTCGGGTGTCCCATGCTATCTGCTCTGGTATACCCAGAGCTTTAGCTACAACACCCTTACCTGACCAAGACATGCTTCCGGAGTACGCTAAGCCAGTTAGTTTAGAGAACATCAAAGCCGCAGTATCTTTTCCAGACCTGCCATGACCGCAAAAAGCTATCATCTTATAATTCCTATCTATAAGGTAATCACTAGCTATGTTAGCTACACTTGCCCCGGCAGCCAAGGTTGCCTGCGTTTTGCTCTACCTATTTCTAAGTCCATATCCTGTAATATTTTAAATAGTCTCTCCTGTCCTTCTGGCGACAGTTTTTCCTCTATCTCTGCACAGAGAGGGCCGTTCTGCCCTCTCTGCCTTAATAGAAATGCTGTTATATGCTTTGAGAAGTTCATATAGTATCCTTACAAAAAAGTCCTAATAGTCGTCCCTGCAGCCAGCATTATAATCGTCTGAGTCCTCTACTAGCCCCCAGTCAGCGGCGTGTCCGTCGATTATTCTATCACCCTCCCATATTAGTCGGTCAATCTCATCTTGGGGTTTTCTGCGTTTAGCCTTTTTAGTATTAGATTTTCTTTTAGTTTCTGCTACTTCTGCTGCTCGTGCTTTATGGTATTCCATAGAGTTTTTGCAAGTTTTAGAATGATATGATTTTCCATCTATGTTCATATGCCTGCCTGAGATGTTATTATAGATAACATCTTCATTACAAAACTTACACTTTCTAGTCTCCATCATCTTCTCCTAAAGCAGTCTAAACTATCATGAATTAAGCAACTAGATACCTTAGAGTACTCATCTCCTAGTTAAATTAATTAAAGATATGATCACGAAATTGCTTTCGTGATCATAGGCAAAACAGCCAATATTGGCACTAGCTTGGGTGGTCTTCAGCCACAGCCTTATCACACAACTTAGACATACTAGAGTCAAAGTTGTTAGCCTCCGGTCCTGCTTTTGACCCGTCTGCTGGAAAGACAAGAACTTCCTCGGTATTATATTCATCGTGGCTCATAAAATCTAAATCATCAAAGAACATCTCTATCTCTGGAATGCCTGAGTCGTCTTTTGAGAAAATTATGTTTGTAACAAAATCGTATATCATAAAGTAAGCAGTGGCCTGAACCATACTGGACACGCAACCAGAGTGCAGCTCTAGGGTATCTCTATTTTTATAAACGTACTCTATTGCCGCACACTTGCTATCGGTGTCCATCTTAGACCATACAGGTATATCGCCGTGCTTATTAAGCTCATACTCTAGGTCACTATCGTTATCAAAAATTGTAGCTTTACGAGTAGGGTTTTTCCACTCCTTAAAAGCCTCATATGTAGCCTCAATCATTCCAGTTGCTATTTTACGATACTCCATGACTAACCTCCTAATGTTGAGCAAACCTCTCGGGTATACCCATAATTTCACAGTCCTTCTTTGTAAGCGGTATCGACCACTTGGTAAATACTTCAGTCGCTATACCTAGATTATAAGGACCGCTGTCTCCTGGCCTCTTAGTTCCGTCTAATTTACAAGAATATATACTAACGTTCTTACTCATGCACGTAGGCAGCACTTCATCTACTACCCAAGGTACGCATTCGTAAGGAACCTCTAAAATAACCGCGTCATGAACCTGTAGGATGATATCGTAAGTCATTCCTTTTGGTGCATTTTTTCTATAGTTGTATATATGATCTAATGATCTCGATACAGCGTCAGCTACGCATGACTGAATAGGGAAATTCATGCTCTGTCGTTCATATTCAGCTATTACAGCTCTGTCGTTACTAGGGGCAAATCTTCTGAATCTGCCGAAAGCATTACACACCCATCCTGGAGTTTTTACCCTTAGCTTACACTCTTGGAAATATATAGGCAGGGCAGGATACATGGCTACAAGACCGTTGATAAGATCTTGTGCCTCTCCTACTGTAATCTCTACACCTTCTTGCTTGGCTTTTCGAGCAGTAGACTCTGCTCCTTGGCCGTAAGCATATCCGAACACTACAGCCTTTGCCGCTGTTCGTAGCCCGCCCTTTCCTGCATCCTTTAGTCCTTTCTTTGTAGGAGGGCATGATAGTTTAAAAGTGCTAACGGCAACATTGCTATGAATGTCGTAGTACTCAGGGTCATTTTCAGGAAGATTGGCCCTTCGTACATGATCAATCATATTCTTGTCGCCAGACTGCCAAGCCATAATAGCTAGCTCAGCGCCAGTGTAGTCAGCCTCTACCAGTACAGTCCCAGGTCTAGCGCTAATGGCAGATCTGAGAGGGTAAGAGTACTCAAGAGACAGATCTGCTCCATGAGCTGAAAAGATAGCTTTATACCTATCCTCTATAGTCTTACCTAGATTCTGCATGTTTGGTCTTGATGAAGAAGCCCTTCCGGTTTCCTTAGCCTGACTAAACATAGAACGAACTCTATTGTCTGAGTTGATATACGATAGTAAGCCTTTCTCGTACACTTGCTCTCCGTCATCATCTACGAGCTCTATTCCATCCTTATCACATTCTGGGGACCTTAGGACAGTAGTCTTCAAATAGTGTAGAGCTCTTACGTCTCTAAGCGCTGTTACGACAGGATTTCCTTCAGACAATATGGTTAGAGACTCCTTGTCAGTAGCCGCTGTATAGAGATGCTCTGTACCTCTGGCAGCTAACTCAGCCCATAGTTTTCCTTTAGATCCGGTTCCGGTACTTTTGTAAGGCTGTATGTTAAGGCATACAGCTTCATTAGGCCTCTGCCTAACAGGATTACCGTCCGCATCTCTTTTTCCTGAGAGCTTCTCTCCGAATAGCAGCTCTCTCTTATGAAACGTACTTGAAGCATTAAACTCAGGCCATTTAATCATTACTCTGAGTTTAGTAAGCAGGCTCTCATATAAAGCCTCGTACAACTCAGTAAGCTCTCTGACTCTAGCCTGGTCAATTAGTATGCCTTTTTGCCTCATCTCTATAAAAGCAGGATAAGCTCTCATAGATGTCCAAAAAGGAACTCTACAGTTATTGCCGTACTTATCTTTATTGAGCTTGCCCTCCTCTGAAGGAGTGCCGTTATAATAGTCAAATAACCTTCTGGTTACGTCGGCATCGTAGCAACCATAAGGAATTAATACTTCATCTGGGCAATCCCCATAACCGCCTAGAGCTGAGTCTTTTATTCCCTTCTCTTTGCAGTACCTCTTACGCCATTCAACTAAAGGACCTTCCCACCTAGGAACGCCGCAGTATCTTACTGCCTGCTCCTCTAGATTGAATATGTCCGTCTCATTTACAGCGTGGGCAGCCAGTAAAGTATCAAATCCGCCTTCATATTCTGTTTTCTCAAAACCAAATCTATATGCAGCCATATCTGCATTAGTCTTAACATTTTTAAAGTCATCGTCGTCTGGCGCCGTGAACAGGTTAGACAGGTCTACACCTAAAGACTTAAGCCAGGGAAGATCTGCAGTAAGGTAATGACCTACCACTCTAACCTTCCTGCCATCTTCTGGAAAGAATATGGAGTTTAGAATCCTTCTAAGAGTTTCCATTCCATTAGGGGATGGGCTATCAAATACCAGTCCTCCTCCAGCTTTATTTATAACTATGCTGCAGGCAAACTTTGGCTTCCATGAAAGCTGTAAAGTTCTTACGTATGCGTCTTTTTCCGTAGGCCAGTCTCCATGCCATTCTAGATCTATGGCTATAACTGGATTACTTTCCTTTAGTATTTCATTTTTTATTATTTCAAGCTCACTGCCAGATCTTATATCGAAATGCTGTATATCTGTTTCATTTGAAAGAAACTCTTCTCCTTTGCACAGAGCTGCAAAATGAGAAACAGAAGACCTAAGTCTGTCTAAGTGCTCTGGATACCTCATAACATAAGCAGGATTTACAGCAGCTACGGCTTTAGCTATATGAACCGAACCGTCTAAACAGGCGATAGGAACATCAAATACCTTTCCTACTGCGTCTGAAAGCTTCTTGTCTCTTCCAGCAACAGCTTTAAGGGCTTCGTCGCCTGTTAGCAATATAAAGTCTGGCTTTGCTAGCATCATCTCAAGCTTTAATATAGCCGCGCAGTTGTTTACCCACGCAGACTTTAATCCATTAGACGAAGGGTCTAGTGTCTTATGTTTAACCACACAGGTTAGATAGAAGTCTGACTTGTTAAACCCGTGTACAGATAGCATATCCCAGAGAAGAGAAGCGTTAGATCCAAAAGTAATCTTACCTTTGAATATGTCCTCATCAGTAGGAGCTTTACCTACTACCATGTACTTATACTTTCGGAACGGGCCTACCCTGCAATCAGCCATCCACCCGCTTCCAGGGACAGTCCTAGCTTCAAGTATGTTTCCGTTAAACATTACAGGCAACATAAAGTTGCTGTCGTAAAGAGCCCTGAAGTGTAGGAAATCTAGATAAGCATCTATTATTAGCTTCTCTTCAGAGTTAGCCATAACCTTGGCCAGCTGAAAGAAGTCAGGTCCTGGTTTATTAAATATAGTCGTTACTTGACTTGGAAAAATAAAGGGCCACGGTAAAAGAGGCCCAGATTTTTCTATAAGCTGCACAAAATTCGTAAACGTGCAGTGGCTAGTTAAATCTAGTTTTTCATGCATGGTGTAAAGGCCACTCCATTGTTGCTTTTGGTATTTCTAATCCACTGCTGGTCAGCTTATTGTAGAGACGTCTCCACAATTCTAATTTAAGGCTTCCAGGATCTTCGTTTCCTGCCATTTCTATCTTTGTTACAAAGGACCTTGGGACTACTTGCTGTATCTTTACAACAAGTTGATCAGCCTTTTCGTGTGCATCTGCATCAAGGGCTACGGCTATAGTCTTTCCATTAAAATGCTTACCTATAGTAGTAAGCTGGTTATAGCTACAGTCGCTTCCAAATATGGCAACACCAGAAGGCCCTACTGACCATACATCAGCGGGGCCTTCACACACTACCAGTACTTCCTGGTTTATTGCATTGTCTAAGTTGTACAACAACGTAGATTTACGCATACCCATTGGATTTATATACTTCTGATGTGCTCTCTCAGGATCTTCTTTTACTATTCTAGCTTGGAAGCCCATAAGCTTACCTGACTGGTATATAGGTATGTATATCCTATTCTTCAGGGCTGGAAGCCCTTGGTCAGTTATCCAGCCTAGTCCGAGAAACTTCTCAAGCTGGCTAGGGTCGTAACCTCTACCTCTAAGGTAAGTCAAAGCTTCGTGCTCTTCTGGCAGATTTGATAAAGCTACACATCCTTGCGGAGGTCTAAACTCCATCATAGCGGCAGCTTCAGAGTCAGATACCTTTACATGCCTTACAGGTAATAATATCTTTTCTGTTGTACCAAAAAGCCATACGTGGAGTTGATCAAGCCTTCCCTTACCGTGCTCTCCTTTTGTACAAGCTGTCTCGTTGAAACAGTTTGCCATAAACCTATTCTCAAACCATCTATGATTTATATACAACCTAAACCTGTCATCATTACACCAGGGGCAGCATATTCTATAGTGCTCCCCGCTTACAAGCGGTGCAGATCTTCCATCGCCGTCTGGCCTTAGGACCATGCCTACGCCTCTATTTGAAACCAAAACTTTACTGAATACCTTCTTTAACTTATAGTAAAGCTCAGGGCATAGGACTTCCTCGCTAGTCATGTTCATAACAATCCTTTCATATCATAAGTCATCATCCATATCTGATAGAGATGACAGGCTTGCTGTTGATGCTTTTCTGGTAGGGGCTACACTCATCGATGCGCCTGCTATTCCAGCAGGAGCAAAGCCAGAGTGATCATCTATTACCCAATCGTCATCTACTTCATAATTACAAGTATCACCATTGAACCTTATTACTGCATAGTTCTTTGATTTAAACTCGTCATTTCTAAGTTTCGAAGCGTCAAACCTCTGAACACCACTTTGTGGGTGCTTATTACCTAAGCAGAACACTCTATGGCAGTTTTCAGCAAAGTCCTTACACTCTGAAGCTTCAGAGTGATGGATAGCCATGCCGGGCCTGGTCTTAGTTGAGGCTCCACTAAGTTGCTGAAGTACCACGGCGTAACACTTAAACTTATTGCATATCTCAAGAGATACCCTTTCAGGTATAGCCTTTATATAATGCCTTAAGTTCTGAAAGCCGTCCTTTCCTCCAGTTACGTGCCTCTCAGCCATAAGCTTAGCGTAGTCAAGAACACATACACCAAGATCCGAACTAGAAGACTTAACGCAGCTGTTTAGCTGGGCTGTAAGCTCATCTATGTAACCTTTACCTTTGTGCTGCTGATTTTCTCCATTTAAGGATATGATCCTGCAGTGATCGGCTAAAATTACCTTTGCTTCTTCAAACCTTTCTACTTCGGGTCTTTTAATAGAATCGTTAGATATACTGGCATATCTTTTTAGTTCATACTCTCTATAGGTTGATCTAGTAGATAAAGGTGTGCCATTGATGATATATTCCATTACATGTTTCATGGGCATATCGGCCATGCTAGCAAGTAATCGGAATCGTATACTGTCTAAGCTATCTTCGTAGTGTGCAAGCACACCTATCTTTGGCTTATACGGAGCCCCAGACATTTTACATTTTATCTTTCTATGGTTCTCGTTTTTGCAGAAGTGGGTAATAACGTTTATACCTATCCACGTCTTACCGCTACCGAACCCTCCAAGAACGCCGTAGACATCGCCAGCTCTAACCCCGCCCGTCATGAACATGTCTAGATAAGGTATTCCTATAGAATCACCTACCACAATGTTAGGCTTCCACACGTCAGGTACTACGCTGAAAACAGCGGAGGACTCTACTGACTGTATCTCGTTAAGAACGTTTGTTATGCTTTCTACGAATTTTGAGGGTTCCTTTATTACGCTCTGAGCTGAGTTGATGGTTGATATATTGTTATATATCGCATCATGGAACCCTCTCTCTACTAGAAACCTTTTTATTATTTCCCTACAGATAACTCTGTTCTTTACTATGTCTTCTGGTGTAAATGCACCTATTGATTTTATAATATCGTAGCAAGCATCCTTAAGTGGAACTTGATTGGCCATTGTGTAGCCGTTACGAACTAAATCGTTATCATTTACCATTATTCTTAAGGCTTCTGGATTTGGTCTATCGCCGAAGTCTAACTTGTACAGCCTTATAAACTTAATTATAAGCATGTAGTGCTTTTCGTCTTCTGAGAAGTAGTTATCTTTAAAGAGGGAGGAGCACTCAGATACAAGGTCTTCGTCGTTTGCGTAGTGCCTGACCATAAAATCGATAGAGTCTATATCAAGCCTATATGACGATTCTCTAGACCAGCTATTGTTGTCTAACCTGGCCATAATACCTCCTTGTTATAAAATTACTTTATCTGTCTTTATACCTAGCGCAATTCTTTTGGCTTTTATTTGTCTTATTGCCTTTTCTATAAAAGAACTATGGAGTGCTCCTCCCCAAGCTGCATCATATATGTCTGGTCTTAGCATATAATCCTCTACCGCATCGAAGATAACTTCATCAGGTATGCTATCTTCAAGTTGCATAAGCATAAGTATGTTAACTTTGCATATAGACGGAACTTTACTAAGAAGAACAACATCTGCTACAGCCTGTTTTGATGTTAGTAACTTATGCATGTTGGTAAGATCAATATCTATAGTCTTCTTAAAAGAATTCAATAGGTTTGCGCTTTCCTGTATTGCGGATTCCCTTCTAGATAGAGCTAACCCTACAGCCCTGTTACCGTGACACGAATTTGCAGACGGAGCTCCGCCTACAGATGAATCAAACTGTGCTCTTATAAGCTCTATTACAGTAAGAGTACCAGAGACTGCGGACTTAGCTATCTTAGGCCATACAGGCTTATAATCTTTTCCACTTTTATGCACTATGGCCTTACCATGCTTCGGCTTTTCAGTCGACGTACCGTCATAGTGCGGCATTATTCCTCGGCCGTATTCGCTTACGATACCGCTTGTGTTCTTTATGTGCTTTGACATAAAAGCGCAATACAGCCTGCGGGCTTCTAGGGCCAGTGTTTCAAGGCTTTCACTCATCGAAGGCCTCCTCCATAACGTCTATGCCTTCAATAGATTCCATAGGAGGCTTAAGCTTATTTTGAATTTCTTCCCATCCCATCTTCTTGTATGAAAGCCGTCTACTTCTGCTTCTATTCATAAAGGAGAAATCAAAGTTATCCATGCAGTCAATTACCAGACCGCTGCTCTTTCCGGACGGGTCGTGCTTTCTGGCTACTCTACCTGGCGCCTGTATGTCGACTATCTTACTGGCGCGAGCATCTGCTCTTATAAGAACTGCTAGCTGTGCAAAGTCCACACCAGTGCTCCACACGTCTGTACTAATTACCTTTTTAAGTTCTCCCCTTTCAAACTTAACACGCATATTCTCTCTGCGGGCTGGCACCATAAGAGGTTCATCGGCTGGGTCTATAAGTCCTTTTTTTACATACCTTTGATAGTCATCAGTATCCATAGTGTCATAGCAAAGCTTAAAGTCAGGTAACACCTGCTTAAGATAAACAGCGTGCTCTACAGATTTGACCATTATAAGTACCTGATCATCTGCGCTGTATTCCTTTGCCTTTTCAGATATAGCGAGGTTTCTAACTTCATTGCGCCATATACCCCAGCGCTCCTTTGGAACGCCATTAAGGTCGCCACATGGATTTACGCAATCAACGTTAATCCATTCAACCTTTATAGGAACCACAAGATTAGATGCTACAGCCTCGTCGTAAGACATCTCGAATATTCTTGGACCGAATATAGCTTCTAAAAGGAAATGAGCTCCGTCCATTCTTCCGTCCGGAGAAGCCGTGAATCCAAACTTCCTTGTCTTTAAGTACTTACCTAGCTCAGACTGGTAAGAGGAGGCTACTGCTTCATGCGCTTCGTCATATAGAAGTATGTCAGCGCACTGCTCCCCTGAGTGGCTTATCCTATGCATGCTGTCTGCAGTAATTACAGTTACCCTGCCCCATCTGTTACTTCCGCTTCCTACCATTCCTACAGTTGGTATAAGCTTTGATAAGGAACCATACAGCCTTTTCATAACGTCTACACGACGTGTAACTATATGGATCTTAGCGTCAGGATAGGCCATGCATATTGCAGAGAACATGAATGACTTGCCGAACCCTGTAGGGGCTACTATTAAGCCGTCTCTGCTAGACATAATAGACGCAAGACAATCGTCCTGCTTTTCCCTAAGGCTTATAGTTTGATTAAGCCTTTCAAAGTCTATACAAAATGCAGGGCTGCTATGATACTCACCATCTAGGTCGATAACGTTTACAGTTATGCCAGAAGAGCTTAACTCCGCTTTTAATCTCTTTGTAAAACCTCTAGGGCATACAAGGTTGTTCTTTTGATCATATTTAAATACTGTCCTTACTTCTGAAGAGAAGGCAGGTTGTCGTCTGAAAGCTCCGGTGTGATTAAAGGATACGTGAGAATAACTCAGCCTACTCTCTAGTCTTTTCTTTAGATCAAGGGGAAGCTCTCCGGTAGGAGAAGATACCTGCAATAGGGAATTACCTATTGTAAAATTGACTTCCATGAATTGTCCTTTCAAATTTTTAAGAAGGGCTATCTATTGACTTAGGCAAAAGTGTTTATAGACTAGATGCAGTGTTTACTGCACCGCCCCGTAATGCGGTGTTAAATGATCCCTGACTGATTGCCTTCAGTCGGGGATTTTTATTTTAATATTCGTCTCGTTTGGCATTCTATTTCGATAGATTTAAACAGTCAATCTGCGAAATTAAAGTTTATTAGTAAAGAGATGAAAAGGCCTGTACACGTAACAGGTTACGTCTATTTATTTTTCAATAAAATTAGTAAACTCTTTAAGGTCTTTGCTTGATTTAAAGAAAGTACGGTAGTCAAACAGACCCTCCATCCAAGGATTTGGGTAGGGGTATATGCAATCAAGCCACGCTAGTCTTATGAACTTAATCAAATACTTAGATATCTTCTCTCTAGGCCATACCGCATGTTCTGGGCCCCAAGTGTCATAAGCGTGCTTTAATATAAAACAGGCTGGGTCGCTAAGTTTATCTTTTACTATTGTTGGAAAGTCCTTGTACTCAACAAATCCACCGTAATTACCGCCGTACCAACAAAGCATGGTTGAATTTTTTCTGTACATCTTGTCAGGGCAGTTATGCTCACCTGCCAGGCCCATCCAAGAGTACATCCTTGATAGCCTGTCTGGCTTGTCTGGGTTAACAAACCACCTAGGGTCGCCTATGTTTGCTAGAACAACTCCGGCTATCACAGGATCTATAGAGTCTATAAAACTAATGTACTGCCATACTGGATGAGTATTTAAAGTATCAATCATCACAGAACATACCTTCTTGTATTCTCTCTCTAACTTTAATGGTATGTGGTTGCCGCAATCTAGCATCTTTATTTCTATAGACCTTAGAATTCGAGCTAGTCGGGCCATAGTGTATATAGTGAAGTCGTCATCAGTAGCCTCATGAAAGCCTCCAAGAGAAGCAGGTAAAGTACACAGCCTCATTCGAAGTAAAGAACTCTCCGGCCGATTTGACTGCATAAGAGCTGGGGTGGCCAGTTGTAAGGACTCGACGTGTCCTTTCTCTTTCAAAGTGTAAAGCTTTGTTATTAGGTTATAGTTAACAGGTGATGCTAGGACTCTAACAAATTTATATTTGTTAGAGCCCACAACATCTTCTACAAACTCGTCGACTTTGATATCCATCTTTTTGGGCATCTTGTCGCCATCTATAATCCATATACCACCTTCCTCGTTTGAAGTCACCTTCAAGTAGGAACTATCAATCAGCTTTGTCATTAATCACCTATATAGTGATAGCGTATGGTCACACATTCTCTCAATAGCCTTTTCGTGGCTGACAATTAACACCTGCATGCCAGATGATTTAGCCATAGCTCGCAGTCTATTAAATGCAGTCTCAAGACATTCTACGTTATCATCATCAAGTCCGACAGTGGGTTCGTCCAAAACTAAAAGATTTACACTAGCAGCTACACCAAACTGTACTGCCAATCTAAATGCCATGGACAGTAAACCGTTCTCACCACCAGATAACCTTGAGGCCGGCAACTCTCTACCGTCATTAAACTTAGCCCAGAATACTAGCTCGTCATCAGAGTAGACTCTGAACACTGCGTTAAAATCTTCAAGGTAACCATTCATCTTAGCAACGGTCTGCTTTAGATAGTTGACGGCAACCTTCCTAGGAAGGTTAGATCTATGAAGAACATCCTTTAGAGTCTCTAGGTGATCCTTAATACCGATATTAACCCTTGCCTCGTCCAGGTCCAAAGATATTCTGTTCCTTCTTTTCTCTAACATATCTATTGTTTCAATACAGCCCTTTATAGCTTCCTCAGACCTTATGTACTTTTCTTTGTTAGCCGTAGCTGTGGCTATATCGCCTACTATCTTTTCCTCTAGCGCAGCGCATTCTTGGATATCATCAAAGCCTTTGCACGCAACCTCCAGCTTAGCTACCTGCTCAGACATAGTGTCTACCTGCCCTTTATAAAAGGCTATATTGGATGTCAGCTCTGACAACTTTTCTAGAGCTGACAAGTACTTTCCTCTTATAGTGGTAAGTCTAACGTTCTCAGAAATGCATAGGTTTTTGCTTTTTACTGGCTCAGCTATTTCTATTTTAGATAACTCAACTAGGTCTTCACTATCACGGTCCACGCTGACTTTAAGTCTTGCGTGCTTTTCGCTGTAGACTCTTAGTATAGAGTCATAGTTTCTACTGTCTTCGTATGCCTTCTTCATGGCTGCAACAATAGGGGCTAATTCTTCTATTGAATCGTTAAGTAGCTTTGTGGCTTCTACCAAGACGTCACCAGACGACTTGCATATAGGGCATTCATTCTTACCTTTAAGTTCAGATAGACAAGAAACTTTGGATTCAAGCGATCCTATTAAAGAGTTGTAAGAATTAAACTCGGGTCCGTGAGACGGGTAATACATAATCGGCTTTGCTGGTTCAGGACCTAAATCCTCCAGCTTCTTAGTAGAGTAAGCTATGGCTGCTTCTATCTCTGATCTCCTGGCGTTTTTCCTATCGATATCATGCCATATGCGTAAGCTGTTATCTATTTCTGTTAAGGCAGAGTTTAACTCATCCATATTTGCAAAGCCATCAAGAATGGATGCCGCTGACTCTAACAGAACTGCGTCCTCCAGTTCCTTTACCCTTAGGCTAGCTTTTTCTAAGTTAGACTTTATAGAAACTATCTGAGTCATGTCCGATTTAACCTGCCTTATAACCTTTAGGCGGTTCTGCAGAAGCGAGTCGTCCATTGACTCATGGCTTATAGGCGCTATGGATAATTGAAGAGAACTTAGCAACAGGCTCTTCTCTCTAATGTGTGCTTGTATATCTTCTATGGACTCAGACGGCATCTGTATGTTTATTTTTCCAGATATCTTTGATATCTCGTCATAGCATACCTCTGCCCTGCCAAGACCGTATAAAGATTGAAGCGCTGACATCCTCTCAGATTTTGAAGCCGTAAACACTTCGAACATCTTCCACTGATCTACGAAGATATAGTCGCTTAGTATGTCATTGTTTATTCCTATTAGACCCTCTATAGCTACTGCTATATCTTTTTCGGAGGTTATAGGCTTTCCTCCGTTTATTACCAAAGATCTTTTGTTTGGTCTTAAATGCCTAGTAATAGTGGCGACGTTTCCACTAGTTGAAAACGTTAATTCAACATAGCTCTCGTCTTTTTCAAGACAAGTCTTACTTATGTTGTCGGTTATAACACCTTCATTCCTTTTGAAATCACCAGTCAAGGCAGCGTAAGCCGCCTTGACCGCATTTGATTTACCAGAACCATTAGGCCCAAGTATGGCTACAATTCCATTTGGAAAAGACCAATCAAGTTCTCTGTGCTGACAGAAGTTTTTTAGCCTTAGTCTTTCAAGTTTCATTTGGCCCCCAGTTGTTCAGTTTTATCAATATTTTTTATTTCATCGGCTATTGTTGATATTTCTTTCCTTAGCTCATCAAGATTAGATGTCCTCCATATTCTTACTATGTCTGACAGTCCTCTATGATTAGAAGGAAGGCATTCCTCTAAAGACTCGCAAAATATCTCATCTGCTGAGCTTGTTATGAGTTTTATCGGGTGGTGCTCAATAGGCTCGTCCGTGATGTCGTCCTCCATGATAGGCTTAAAGTCTAAGTAGGCTTTATCTTTGTATGCATTATTCATGGCAGCGTAAACGTTCTTTATTTCTGTATTGTATTTAACCCTTACGATAGGCTTACCTATTCCGTTAGGAAAGGCGTCCTCCACAAGGCTATCGGCAAGACTGACAGATACAAATAAGTCGTTATCAGACTGTATAACTACATTGGTCAGTCTTCTTGCCTTTATAGGTACAGAGATAAACTCCATGCTTTCAGTTAGAACCCATATGGCTTTATTTGGGGATTCATTCATGTCTTGCAGACATGAACTGCCAGGAGATACAAAGAGGCACCCTGTGTTGTAGATGGTGTCTTTGAAGTGGGAATGATAGTCTCCACTGACTATCGCTTTATATGTGTTGTTCTGTGATATCAAGCTGTATGAGCAACAAAAGCTTTGGCCGTGCCTGGGAAGAAGCTCGGACCATACTTGATGCGTTATTAATATATCAGCCGGCTTGAACCGGTTGTAGGAATCCTCTACAGACTTTGGTAAAAAGTAGTCGTACCCAAAAAAGCTTATACTGCCTATCGTAAAGTTCTTGTCATGAGCATTATGACAGCCTGGAAACAAGCTCATCCATGCCGGGTCAGACATCTCATGCTGACCTTGAACGTAATAGACAGGAAGCCCTTTTTCGTGCATTCTAGCCATCTGTCTAGCTACGGCGCTGACGGAATACGAATCGGGAGTCTTAACATCAAATAGATCTCCAGCCCCTATGATAGGAACTCCAAGATGAGTAGCTATGTCTACGGTCTGAGAAAGAGAAAACTCTGCATCTCCTTTTATGCCTGGATGTTTCTTCCAGGCATTTAAGGCCATGTGCCAGTCTGAGCTAATTACTGCTATGGGCTTTGATGTAAACTTAATATTATTAAGAAGGTCAGTCATTGAATCTCCAATTTAAAAGTATGTGATATCAGTATTTACAATCAATTACTAGGATTAATCTTTGATAGCTAAACCGTACCGTTTTACTAGAGCCTCTAGCTTTTTGTTGTTTTTAAATTTGTCCTTTAAAGACATCATTGCTAAGAATTCTAGTTGTCGTATCCTTTCTCTTGTAACCTTGTAATGCCTGCCTATTTGTTCTAGGGTTTCACCTAGTACAAACCTACGATGAAGTATATCTGCCGATCTTTTATTTATGGTCATAGTAAAGATTTTCCATGCTTTCTCTACACCTCCCAGTTCTTCTATAAGATCGTGTACCCAGTTGTAATAGTCTTTTCTATCTTTGTGCTCTATATCAAGATATGCAGAAATAAAGCCTGACTCTTTTCTACCCTCGCCCCAATAGCGAAGTAGTAAAGTTTCGTGGTATACTCTGCACTTGAATGATGTTTTATTACGCGAGAATCTATTTACAAAGCTGGCACTTTCTTTGTCTGATTCAAATCTTAGATAATGAATTCTGAACTGAAAGTGGATATGAGCTGAAAAGTATGTGCTGAATTTAATTCCTCTTTTAGGATCCCATAGCCAGAGAGCATTATTTAGCTTTAAGAACAGATACGATATTATCGAACCTGTGTCATTTACTTTTGTTCTAGTTAGTCTACTGTACCACTTATTTAGCTTAGCTGCCCACCATCTGATCAAATTTTGGTATTTTTCCCAAGCCTCGTCTAGCTTAGGATGTCTTGCTTTAGCTGGCATTTTACGCATTCAATCTCCAATCAAAAATATGTTAAATAACTAGTTGAAATTTTATATGACATCGATACAAAATATATAGAACCCTATTACCAATTAAGGAGGATTTATGCTAGTAGTTTCAAGACGGCTAGGAGAAACCATAAGGATAAATAACGATATATCTATAGTTATTACTAGGATAAGTAACAGCCAAGTTAAAGTAGGAATAACTGCTCCTAAAAACGTTAGGATAGCAAGAGGAGAGCTATGCGCTAATGACGCCTTTATCACAAAAAACATATCTATCAGTGAGAGAGAGCCAGTTACTTAAGCACTCGCACCATAGTGTTATGTAGTCTGTGCACTCTTTATCGTATTTTTCAAAAACAGTATTAGCCGTGTCTTTGTAATGGGACATGGCTTTTACTACGTACTCAGCTGCTTTGATAATAGAATTAGAGCTAAAGCTATTACCACATTTTGCATAATTATCTATAGAGTCCCTAACGTACATCCATAGAGATTCGTTGAGCCTTATTCCAGGCGCTTCTGCAACCAAGCAATCCATGGCTCCGCTTAACCTAGCATGATATATGAGAGGCTGGCCGTAACACCAGTTATTTTTAGATATCGATAACACAGCCTGTGCAAATATACCAAACCATATATCATCAAATCTTTTGTAATTAGAAGCCGTACCCATAGGAGCAAATAAAGCAGCAGGAAGCATGCTAGCCCTGAATGCTAGGTTCATACCGCATATAGGGTATAAAACTCCAGGGTGAGCCATAACTGATTCGATTAGCAGAGGAAGCTCGACTTTGTCAGATCCTTCTCCTAAAGATAGTCTCTGAGCTGCGTCAAAGTCCGGTATGCCCTTCCAAGTACCCATGCTCATTACTACATCTTTAACACTGTAGTTATATCTGTTCTTAGTATAGTACGGGAGCCCTCTTACCCTTACTCCGGGAACTGTTGAAGACCAGGATCCAAAACTTAATAAGTTGTTTGCATGCTTATTAAAGAAACTTGTTTTATTTTCGGAGATGTCACATAGCGGCATGCAGTCATCATCAAGTGTGTATATGATATGGTCTTCAGGAAGTAGACGATTATGTGACTTTAATTTTGCATAAGTAGCAGCTACGAGAAAACCATAGCTCCTTATTGCTGAGTCTTTTCTGCTAAAGCATTTAATACCTAAGGCCTCTAGACTTTCTAAAGTTGCAGGCATCTTACGTACAACATCATCTTCAACTTTATCGCCTATGAATAAGGCGTCCCAAGAGTGTATATAAGTATTGATATTGTATGACTTTATGTCCTGTATAATTTTATCAGGTATAGACGAGGAGGGGCCGTCGTACACAATGTGTATGGTGTTTAGACTATCTTTAAAGCTTTCAGACCACTCTCTAAAAAAGTTAACAGTTGCATCTAACCTACATGTAGGCATGACAAGAGACGCGTAAGTAAAAGGAGTACCTGCAATGCATTTGTTAGAAATTAAAACCTTGTCTAATGCCGACGCCATTACACTACTCCTTTAAAATGAGGAGGTATGTCTACAAGATAGTTATCAACCTCTTGATGACGGTTACCTCCAAAAAAGAATTGCTCAAATTCAGCCCCGCTATCGATTCGATTATGCTCGCCTTGTAAGGTTTCAATATCGTACTTGCTCCATTTTCTTTTTGCAGACTCTGCATGTTTTTTCTTGCATAGGCCGTAATCCATCTTGTGCAGATGAATAAGAATAAGATCTGGTCTTACTGGTGGTGTCTTCATAGTGGTCAACCAGTGAAAACCGTTGACCCACTCAAGAGGAATATTAGATATTAGTGGCTTATCGTATATATAAGACCTACGCCACTTTGATCTTTGAGATAATACTAAAGAGTTAAGATCCATATCAGGCTCAGTAGCTGGAGTGTGTTCTACGTTAAATCCGACACACCTCAATACATTAACAGAACTGTCATTGAATGCGTCTAATATGTACTGGTGTATTCCTAATTTGTAACGAGATGGGTCTGGAGCAACTATTTCATCTATCTCAACAAACATGACATAGTCATAACTTTTTAGAAGAAATCTTTGAAAGTTTTCAACAGTAGTCCTAAGCCAAGCATGATCAAAGCTGAAGTCCCTATGTACTGGTATTACGTTTACTCCTGATTCCTTTGCGCTCTTCAGAATTTTCAAACAGGACTCTATTGTCGAGTTATGATTAAGAACGTATATATCCTCTATTGGAAAATACTTCTTGTAATACTCTAACCATATGTTTAGAAAGAAGTCTTCGTTCTGAATTATGGTAAATAATGCTATTCTTTTTAAGGTCATAAAGGAGTTCCCGTGTCAGACTACAACAGTACATGTTTTGCTATATTAGCGACACCTAGGTCAGGGTCAAGTGTATTATCCGGCATTGTTCACTCGTTAGGAGTAAATATGGGCTCAAGACTAATGGTCGCAGGAGAGCATAACGAAAAAGGTTTTTACGAAGATATGGAGTTTCTAGAAATACACAGACATATGTACGGAACCATACCTTATCTATTTGACGACCCTATTGCTAAAAATAAAGACCTACTAATACCAGCATATATTAACCTTGTAAGAAAAAAATGTGTTCAGAAGCTATGGGGGGTAAAAGATCCTAGAATGGTGTTTCTTATAAGTACCTTACACAAGTACTTAACTTCAACATGCGAACTTAAAATAATAAGCACGTCTAGACCTTTGCACCTGTCGTCTGAGAGTATGAAAAAGGTAATTAAGGTAGAGTACGACAGGGCTTACGAAATAATAAGCAGGTATGAAGAAGCTAGGATAGAGTCTTTAAAGTGGGCCGAGGAGCTCGGCATACCTACGCTTTCTGTAACCTACGAAGACCTTATGACAAACACTAAAGACTGCGTTGGTAAGATAGCAGCGTTCTGCGGAGTAGAGGACCCTACGACCATATCAATGGCCGGTCTTCTTGTTGATAAAAGCCTATGGCACAATAGGTGACTAGAACCAGTCGTCTACGTCCTGTGAAGGATTAACTCCAGAGTTATAAACGTCTGGAAGCCACTCTTTGCTTATATGCCTAGAGCAGTCGACGCATATCCTATTGGTAATAACGTCACTAGAAAGAAAATCTTTATCGCAGCGTAAACATTTTTTTACACCGCCGTTAGGATATCTTTTCTTATGCTTATCTACTTTTTCCTTATCGAACTTCTTTTGTTTGTTGTTTTTCTTTCGCACGTTTTGCCACCTCCATGTGGCGCTATGTCGATGTCATCATCGCTATCAAAACTGTTGTCTAAACTAAGTAATTCCTTAAGTAGCAGGTTTGAAGACTCCTTTTCGGCAACTGACTCTATGTAAGCGTCTGCGGCCATTTCCGAATAAATCTGGTCGTGAGTAAATCTTAAAGGATCATTTTCCACAATACCATCTTTACTTGAAGACAAGGCGTAGGGCTCTCTATCTACTGGAGAGCCCGCAGCCTTCCATCTCTTATCAAATATGGTAAGAACGTCTACCATCTGCTTATGATTATAACTTTCGCCTGGCGCTGGATACTTCGAAGGTACGAATACCTTGGATCCAAATACAGGCGGAACTAGTATAATATAAGACTTTAACTTAACTTCCTTTACCATATTATTTTCCTTAATCTTCCTTAACATAAGGTTTTAATATTGTCGGAGTCGACTCTGGCCAATCCTAAGGCCCTAGCGGGCCTACCCCCTCCCACCCTAGTGGTCCCGGCTCACCGGCCCCGTCGATATCAATTGGTGGAGACGTATCCACTTTTGCACCTTCGGGGTTGTACATTATTCCAGATCTTCTTGTAAGCCTAATCCTTTTTAAAATTGTATCAAGTTTAATCTGAGTGGCGACTCCTGCCTTCATATAGTTTGCTGGAAAGCTGCAAAAATCTATAGATGCTGAACCAAAAATCTTATCAGACTTTGAAGTAGCAGCCAGAGCAAAAATTGATGCAGGATGACAATAAGCTATTTGCCTAAGCTCTAGGGCGAATACCTTTTTATTATTTGCAACTATAGGGTATACACATAAGGTCTCGCTTATACCGAGAATACCGGCCCTCTTTAGCTTGTAAGATGAGAACTTATGACGTTTGGTAAACATATCACGGCATTCATTAATTATAGAGTAGGTACTTGCGTCTGCGTCTATTAGGGATACTTTAGACTTATAGGCGTAAATATAACCGTCAGTAGTCGGCATAGCTTTTACCATTTTTACAAAAGACCTACACGTAGTTCTAATCCAGCAATGACCGCAGAATCTTGTCTTACTGCAGTATACTGGATTACCGGATACGTCTTTTTTAGTTAATTGTTTCTTGTAACCTTTAACGTTTAGGTACATTGGAAGTTTACATTTAGTCAAAGAATAACATAGATACTTGTATTTCTCGCCTAAGACCGGGTCATGCTTGAACAGCCTTTTAAAAAGCTTTATCTTTCTAGCCCTTCGCAAGATATAGCTTTGTAGTAAGGTCCCTCTTTCTGGCTTAGGTCCTTTATTTACTAGTTCATTTAAACGTCTATAAAAGCAAGCTCTGTAGAATCTATAAACCAGCCTTTGTTGTTTCATTGAAGCCCCTTACTTTTACTCTTACTTGCTTACAGCTAAAAAAATAAAGGGGTGGGGGAAATACCCCACCCCTTTATTAAGTGTATCAAGACTAGTCTAAGCAAGTCAGCTTAGGGTCTTGTTTAGCGGTCTCTCTAAGAAACTCGCCTTTAGTTATAATATGCTTATTTACCTCTTCCTTCGATCTATCAAGAAGCTCCCTGATAGCGGTATTTTTTGGGTCTTCTATTAATCTTTTAAAGTCTTCAAAGCTTTTGATCGAGCCGGAATTAAGAGTATGAGATAGCATACGAAGGGCCTCTATTGAACTAGAGACTACTTTAGCAACAACCTCTTCTCTATGGTCATCATTATTAAACTCTATTTTTTTTCTTTCAATCATCATATCTCCTAAAACTAATACACCTGTACTACATCACCCTTAAGATCTACTACTACAAACCAAGATGCTTCTACCTTGGCGTTATTCTCTCCCCACGTCCACACGTTTACTCTCCATCGAGTTGTGTACACGTTTATTGCTTCTACTTTTATTACATTTTCTGGAAACTTATGAAGTTTCCTAAGATGAGTTATGATCTTTCCTGCAAGCTTATCCGCTTTGCTTTTTTTGGGCTCTTCTGTTTCTTGCTCGGTATCCACGTCTAAAGTCTTCATGATACCTCCCTTACTTTTAAGTTTTACTATAGAAGCTCCTAGTAACAAGACAAGATGGCATTAACTGTAGCTAATACAATTGTCCTATTACTGGAGCATTCTGTAAATAGATTACCTGCGTATATAGTGTACGCAGGTATACAAAGGTGTTGCACTTAATTCATACTACTCCTAAAGGAGTAGTATAATAGATTTACATCTATCATTCTTCATGTTTTGAAACTTCGTCTTTACTGATATCGTATACTTGTGATTGCTTCCACATAGGTAATTTCCATACCTTTTTGCTAATAAAATGTCCTTCATACTTATCAAAGCATACAAGATCAAAATCTTCGCTTGATGCATTCATCTTAGTATGAATGTATTTTTTTCCTATTGATAAGGCTTTTTCGTGCAGATCGCCTTTACTGAACTGGTCAATAGTGCATCTTATTCTTACACAAAAGACGTTAGGAGAAGTTTTAGCCCTTATATCAATTTCTCTATTTCTATGATTAATAAGAACTAATAGTTTTATGATTTTTGTGTTCTGCATTTTTACCTTTCTTGGTTTTAAAATATATTATACTACTCCTTTAGGAGTAGTATGAATTAAGTGCAACATTTTTGTATACAACCGTACATTAGTATTGCACTTAATTTTTTGCAGCGACTACGAGTCGCTTTTACTTAATAGTCTACACTAAGTAGTCTTGCTACCTGCCCCAGTAGATTATTGTTAAGGCTAAGCTCTGCTAAGACCTTTTCCAGAACGGTGCCTAAGAACACCTTTTCTTTTCTATAATTTGAGGCTTTATTAATTTTTGGTACTTTGACCTTACTAGCGACAGATCTCTCTAATTTGAAGGGTTTAATGCATTTCCATGCCTTCCTTACCCTACCTGACCTACTGTCAGAGCCGTCTCTTGCTATTACGCCGTCTCTCATAAGCTTAGTGCGGTATATTAACACAGTAGATTTTCCAAGGCGCGTGCCTTTTTCAATATCCAAATCTGTGACTTTTACGCCTTTATTATTATGGTTCATTATGAACTTGTAGATCGTGTAATGGCCTTTGTGGTATGTGTACTTGTATTTGCTTTTCATGATTTCCTTTCTTTTTTAAATTTATAAACCTTTACATGTAAAGGGTTTATATAGATTGTGTTTATAAATATCTAAGCGATTACTTGTCGAAGTACTTAACATCTGTAAACTTTCATCTCCAGCAATAGGGCTGGTAGATAGACTTTACAGGAGGTTAGTATGTTTCAGTTAGTTGTTATCGCAGGTATTGCTTTCGGGTCTGAAGCCGTTGACGGCATTTTTAAGAAGTCAGGTTCTTGCTCTGGTGGGTCCTGCTCAGCAGTTCCGGCCAAAGTAGAATCTAAGCCAGCCCCAAAGGTTGAAAATTCAACAAAGGTTGAATCCTCTTGTAAATCTTCTTGTTCCGCTTCTGAGAAGATTCGCGGCAGGGCTAACAGGCTTCTTAATAGGCTTCGTTAGTATTCGGTAGTATTTAGTAAAGAAAAGGAGGCTTAACCGCCTCCTTTTCTATTTCTATTAATTAAAAAGACATAGCTGCCTCTAGGCTAGGAACTAAAGACTCAGTTATCTTAGCCAACTCTAAAGTAGAAGACCTTATAAGCGCTGACTCTTTAGTCAAACCTCTAATATATATGCATATATTATGAGATCCTCTTCTAATTCTTTTTCTTCCTACGGCCGTTATTTTACCAAACATTCCATTTTTATCTTCTAATTCTGGATATAACTCCTTTAGGTTACCACCTCTAGCAGTCTCAGCCACTCCATCGGAGGGGCCGCAGGCTCCGTATAAAGGTATTCCTAGTTCATCGTACCCCATAAAGATACTATCAATAAAGGTTGCTGAACAAGTGCTGGTAGGAGTTAGCCTGCACCTCTTACTATACGCCACACCACTATTTATATCAGAGGTTATATCTATATCGCTAACGCCTATGTTTTTAGTAAAGCAGTTAATTAGAGGCTGAATTACTATTCTTGCCTCGTCTACGGACTTTTGTATTTTAAGCTTTAACATATGTAGGTTATTAGCCCACTTAGCGCTAATCTTACATGTATCAGGAATGAATATAGTGATATCTATATCGTTGTAATTTTGTTTACTTAAAGATAAGCCTCTGGCGTCGTCTAGAAAGCTAGGATATATTCTTCCATCTTTAATTTCTATCCCGGCCATAGACATCATAAGCTCTTCAAATATATAGTCAGGTATAGTAGAGTACTCGCAGAACATAAGCACGCCTTCGCTTTTTCCGTGAGTTTCTTCCGTATCTCCTACTATATAAATGCTTTTTCTTAAGTTAGATATTAAACGAGATAGATCGCCTGGAACTACTTTCTTTGGGTCTATATTTCCAAGTACTATATTCTTTCCTTTGAACTCTTTAAAATTAAAAGGACCATTCAATACTTCCTTTTTTACTTCTATACCGATGTCATCTATTAATGTAAACTTGTCGCTGTCTAAGCATGGGATAGCCCTTAAGCCCTGTCTTACAACAAGTTTGCCTGTAACATTTTTTGTTAAATAGTCTACCAACTCTTTGTCATATATATCATCGTTGATTGTGCAAGAAAATACAGAGGTAGAGGCATTACGCTCATGGCTAAACGGCCTTCTATTTTTAACAGCCTCCTCTATATCCTCAGAAAGAAGTTTACATTCTTCTGCCAGCGCTTTATTAATAAAATTAATATCCTGTATTCTTTGGCTTATTAGCTTTCTAATACCTTTTTCTCTAAATAAGTCTCTGCCGGTTACACCATAGCAGCGTGCTTGAGCTCTAATACTCTCAGCATCCCTTACGAACCTTGACACCATGTCTTCTCCGCCTTCAACAGCCATGGCTTCCCTTAGGTACGTAGAGCTGAGGTAGGCCTCTTCAGTATTAAAAGCGACAGATACATGCAAAGCTAGTTTATTAGTATTAACTGTTTTTATAAATGAACCTACCGATGAAGCCCTATCTAAGTCCTCCATATCGATTGTTTTAAATAAGCACCTGCCAGTAGCTATTTCTTTAAACATGATAGAGCGCTTTATCATATTAAAGAATCCTTTAATCTTTTCTCTAGCCACGGACTTATGCGTTTCTGTAAGTAGGAGGGAGTCTCCAACTACTGCGGCTGCTATATCTGTTCTTACAGTTATTTCAACCACCTGCTCCGAAGTGCTAGCATAATGATTATGCCGTCTTATGCTCATACCGTCGCCTGTACAAGCGACATCAACAAGTATCCTATTAATAGCCGGAGCGTGGTCGTGAGTGGTTACTATGGTGCACTCATTACCCGATCTAAAACTATAGGCGCCCTCGATCATAATTTTATCGTAGATAGGAGGACTCTTAGATGGAACCCTACTAATCATTTCAATAAGCGCTGCGTCGTCTATAGGCTTGGTGTTTATGGTCTTTAATATATGAATAGCAGCTGACCTACAAAACTCAATAGATTTTATCTGAGAGCAGGCCAGCTCATGCATAAACTCTAACGTCTCGTTATAATCTAATTCTATATCTCCACATATACGCAGCTCTACTGTGTGCAGGTCCTTAATGTACAGTCTATTATCTTTAGTTATTGTAAATCTATCTCCAAACCCTATACTCATCTTTTCAGAGCACTCAGGGTTATGCGACGTAAGCCATCTTAATGTGTCCGGCTTTTCAAGACTTTTAAGGTTTGCAAAGCTAAAGTGCCTGTCTGCGCTCTTTGCGTATTTTTTAGCGGATGCTACGCTTAGTATCTCGACTACATGTTCTCTTGACATTTTATTTCTCCTATTCTGATTTAAATCTTCTGGTTAGGTCAGTGTTTATAGCTTCAATCCTATCGATAGTATTTTGCTCTTCGCCGTCCTTACACGTCAGTCTTATAACCCATGTATATCCCTTAGAGTTTTTAGTTACCTCTATCTTTGATGAATCTTGATTCGTCGTGCTAACTTCAATTGCCATTTTATTCTCCTGTTAAATAGAAAAGCCAATTGTGGAAACAACTCCACAATTGGCTATGTTAAAACTACTAACCGCGCCTAGCATTAATCTTCAGGCCTTTTCCATGATTCTTTTTGAGACCCGTTAACCATTTGCCTCATATCAACCTTACCGCCGTAGGAGTACGTTAAATCAATACTAAACTCCTTGATCTCTAATGGCTTGCTGTATTTTCTGTCTTTAAGCTGTATCTGGTGAACCAGACACTGCATTAACTCGTCTAAATTACACTTTAAAAGCTGGTACTTACCATTCTTCTTTCTAAGAATAGATTTACTATCTATCCTCATTTTATTTATTTTTTCTGGTTCATATTTTTTAATCTCCATCATCTCAGATAACCTAGTTAAACGAACCTTTCTTAGCTCTGATATAGTGAGTAATGCCTTTACGTATTTAATAGGTGCAGTCTTAGTTTTCTTACTGATTGTCTTTTTAACTTTACTTTTCATTACCATTCCTTTCATAACTTGGGTACAACAGAACATGCTCCACTGACCTGAGCTTTAGCTCAGGCTTTACTCTTACTAGTAAATCTATAATTATGTTAGCTTTTCTAATGTTTATATCGTCAGTATCGCTTACTGATACAGATTTTATAATCGCATTTAAATCCATATCTTCTCCGGCTATGTTAAGAACGTGGCCTCTAATCATAGTCTCTACTATAGACTCAATATTCATCTCATCTATGGCTTCTTTAATAAACTGTATATCGGGTTCAAGCTCCATGCTAATCTCCTAATACGGCTTTCTTACTGTCGTCCTTGTACCACCAAGGCTCTTCTCTATCTTTCCAACTAGCAAGATGAGACTTACCTTTTCTGTAATACTCTCTGTAGGCTTTCAAAGGACACGCATCTTTATACTCATCAGGCATGGCTTGAGCAAAGCTTGTAAGCGGGCCATCAGGTATTAGTATTCTCATATCCTTGCAGAAACTTATTACTTCTCCTGACTTATGTTCTTTTTTATATCGAAAAGTGTACTCTCCGCAAAGCTCTAATCCTAGCCGGCAGAGCCATATAAAGTTGGATCTAGACTTGGCAGCCCATAATGTACAAGGGTGATTCTTATGCGCTGGTTTGTAAGGAGATGAGTACCCGTGGTGATAAAGCGCTGTGCATAGCATCTGCGCGGACTCCAGCGGCATCTTAACAACATGCCTGTCCATATGCCATTGCGCTGCCTCTTTTGGCTCTAGAGACAACACAAATATATTCACCTATAGCTCACTTTCTTTTATAACGTCTATTCCTACTTCATGCCCTATCATCTTTGATCTCGCAAAGATCTCTGCGTGATCTCCTATCTCTTCGTTAGTCCAAACCAGGGCATCGCCTCTTTTTACGAATGTCTGCCCAGTAGCGGGCACACTCCATACAGCTCTATCTGCCATCAGATAGAATAGGCCCTTTAGCCAATTTCTATCATTATCTGTAGGCGACCATGCCCTGTCCATAGTTAGCTCCTTTTTCATTGTTTACTACTCCTTGTTACCGTTATAGCTGAGTCCAGCACCCACCAAGAACGATCATCTTCGCATTCATGAGTTATTCCAAAATTAAACTCAAAAAGTCTATCACCAACGCAATTTATAGACAGAGCTACTATCTCAAACTTACCTCCTGTTTCTATTACAGTATGTCTGCACATTCCTTTTAGGAACATATCTAGTAGGCCTTTAAACTCCATAACATCTAGTAATGACTTAACGTTCTCGATAACATGCTTAGGTATTTCAATTTTTTTACTCATCGGAGCTCATGTCTATTTCTTTGAATTTTCCTTTCTTCTTAACTCTTTTATCTAGACACGTGAAGCATAATCTATCTTCAAATGTCGCCAAGTGATGGGCTTTAGCAGTCTCGTTTTTACACTTTGGGCATTTACTTTTTTTAACTTTCAAAGTTAAATCTCCTAGCACTATAACAAAAAAAGCCGCTACTCAACGAGAGTAGCGGCCCTACCTGCCATCTCTAGCTGCATAACAGCTAGTATCCTTACTGTATTACTCTTTACACTTGGTGCAGGTTACAAACTGCGCCATATCTTTTATCTTTGTTACCGTTGTGTCATTTATGAAAAAATGACCACATGATAACTTAACAAGGTACTTATTAAACTTCAAAAGCTCGAGCTTAGTAACTTTAGCCTTTTTCAAGACCTCCTTCCTTACCGGACTAGGTCTGCCAAGTCGTACGCCCTGGTCAACCTGTCAGGTTGCTTTTGGTTAATCTGATACAACTCCCGTATCATCGCACAAGCCCCTTCGTCGTTAAAAAGTACATTATCCTTGATCTGTTTAGGATCAATACCCAACACCTTGGATATCATCCTTCGGCTACAAATCATTATAACCTTTTCTGCTTTCACTTGCCTTTTATTTTTCATCTGAATTCCTTTCATTGATAATTTGATCCTTTTTAGACTCTAACTCTTTCATCTGCTCTTTCATTTCTTTTACCTTCTTAGTAAGTTCAGTAGCCTTACCGTCTATACTTACTAGTGTTTCTACTATAGACTTAGCCTGAAAGCCGCTAAGTTTTGCAGTCTGCTCCATAATAGAGAACAGCTCATCTGCCGACCTTACCATGCCTTCTCTTCCTATCATCATTCCAAACGGGAATTCGCTCTTCCCTATGTTCCAGTCCAGTATTATCCCTACCGATCTAAGCTCGGGGACCCCCTCTAATAGGTTGTTAACAGCATCCCTTAAGGCATCTGTAACTTCCATATGTCTTGGTTTGATATCGTCACTCTTTGGGATCATATTTGCTCCTTAAGTATCTTTCCATCTCGTATTCCATTCCTCGGGCTGCAAAAGCAACCAGAAGTACAAATAGCCAATTATTTAATAGTAGGCAACATATAATCGAGAATACAAATGAAGCGTGATACCCTAAACAGAACCGGCAGGATAACAACTCTCCAAATAAGCTTACAACCTTTCTGTCAGAAGACTTCCATGCTTCTGCATAGGCTCTAGCTAGTGCAAACACGTTTCCTTCAAACCAGGCATCCAAGGCCGCTTTAGTTGCCACAGCAGCCAAGAAAGTTGCAATTAAAACATCGATCATGAGAACTCCTTTGCTCAGGTACAAAAAGGCCTTGCCGCGACGAGCGACAAGGCCCTATTCTATTTATTAATAGTAACGGCTCTTTTTTATCCTTCGCCTATAGATTTTACTATAAGGTTTACTGGATACTGCTCTTTCTACAGAATCTTGAAAATGTCTATAGTGCTTACCTGGCATGTAAACAGGCCTTTTAGCATCTATATTTTCAAGTCCTCTAGTTATTGCACAAGTAACCGCCAGAGCGAAGATAAAGAAAAAAGGCGATAATAGAACTATAGAGGCAAGAAGCCCGCCTCCTAGTATCCAAAAAGCTATTGTTCTTTTATCATCCTCTGCTGAGTAACTTCCATAGCTCATTATGCGTCTCCGTACGGCCACTCTCTAGATACGCCCCTATCAGGTGGAGGATCGCCTTCATTAGGTCGATTGTGGTCTGAAGGGTATGGGGGGCTTAAAGGATACTTTAGGGAATTTAAGTTACCGATCGCAACCCTTGATTGAGGGAGCCTTTGTGTAACTATTAACCCTGATCTTTCTAAAAACCTTCTAGATGAGCGGCTTGGCATTGTATTAATCCTCCTGATTAGGCTATAACATTACTTTATATACCAGTCTCATCTTATCAAAAGAAGGACACGTATATAATAATGAATACAATCGACATAGTGGAAATTATGCCAAATGGTTCAAGAACGTTTGCTATTTTACCATAATCAGCTGGACCATACTCTTCTTCTACACGTTCGGTAATCTTATACATTTTATGAACTCCAATAATATTCAAACTGATGCTAAAGACCAGGAACTTGTTTCTGAGGTTATTCTAAAACTTAAGAAAGGTAAGTTGCCTAACCTTTCTCCACTCCTGCCAACTATCCTTAACCTCGATGGCAAGCCTTATGGGCTTGCAAAGCATTATCAGTTTGAACCTCTATTTAATATACACATGCCCAGAAGGACAGTCCTTAAGACTGGGCGTCAAGTAGGAAAAAGCACTGTTATATCGGCGCACGGTGTTATCACCTGTGCTACGATACCTTATTTTCGCAACCTGTACATAACTCCTCTCTTTGAACAGGTTAGGCGTTTATCTAGCAACTACATAAGACCTTTCATAGAGCAGTCCCCAATCAAATCCTTATTGATCGGACCCGAGACAGAAAACAGCGTTTTGCAGCGAAGCTTTCGAAACAACAGCATGATGCAGTTTTCTTTTGCCCTATTGGACGCTGACAGGGTTCGTGGTATACGGGCGGATCAAGTTGTTATAGACGAAGTACAGGATATGGATGGTGATCACATTCCGGTTATTCGTGAGACAATGTCCGCCAGTGAGTGGGGCACCATGAAGATAGCAGGTACTCCAAAAACTCTTGATAATACTATTGAGCGTGAGTGGTTGTCTTCTTCACAGGCAGAGTGGGCCATTACTTGCGAAGCCTGCAACTACATGAACATCTCCTGTGTATCTCATGATTTAATTAGAATGATAGGGCCGATAAGAGACGACATTACAGAAAATAATCCAGGAACAGTATGCGCAAAGTGTGATAGAGTAATACATCCGTCAAATGGAAGATGGATACATAAGCATCCTGAAAGAAGATTTAACTATGCCGGTTATCATATACCTCAACCAATTATGCATATTCATTATGCCCGCAGAGATAAGTGGGCAGAGCTGAATGCAAAGAAGGAAGGAATGGGTAATTATACACATGAAAGGTTTCTCAATGAAGTATTAGGAGAAAGTTCAGGTAGCGGTCTTCAGCTTGTATCTCTTCTAGAGCTTCAGGCCGCCTCTAATCCTGATCTTAAGAACGACCCCCGTAATCCGTCTAAAAATTGTACAGACGAAATACTCAGAAGGTACACCCATAGGGTACTGGCAGTGGACTGGGGTGGTGGCGGAGAAAAAGGCGTAAGCCTAACTGTTCTAGCAGTTATGGGTATTACCGCTACAGGTAATATCGAGGTGGTGTGGTCTAAGAGACTTCTAACTCCGCATGACCATATGGCCGAGGCCGCAGAATGCCTTAAGATCTACAGAATGTACAAGTGTGAGTTTATAACTCATGACTACTCCGGAGCAGGATCAATAAGGGAAACTGTCCTTGTTCAATCCGGCGTATCATTAAAATACCTATTACCAGTGCAGTACGTAAGGGCAGCCAGTAAGGCTATGTTCACTTATGTTCCTGCTTCGCCTACTAATCCAAGGGCGCACTACAGAGCAGATAAGACCAGAAGTCTTTTATCCACATGCATGGCGATTAGAACTAAAAAGATAAGATTCTTTGCCTACGACTACGTTAGCTCAGAGGATCCAGGCCTTATCCAAGATTTTTTAGCCTTAGTAGAAAATAAGGCAACAACAGCCTCAGGCTCAGACATTTACACTATACAAAGAAACCCAGCTCTTTCTGACGACTTTGCCCAGTCCGTAAATATCGGAGCACTTTGCCTGTGGCACATGACAGGTGCATGGCCTGAGTTTAAAACTGAGCGGTACTCTATTACAAGAGAGCAAGCCCAGGAGGCTGGTTTAGAAGGCTGGAACGCTTAGTTATATTTTGTTTTCCCAAGCCTCTAGTTCGGAATTAGCTATCATCCAGCTTGGTTTTCCGTTTGCTTTATATATCTCATAGCTTTTAATTGTTTTTGTATCTAACAGCGCTTTGGCTAATGTACCCCTGTCGGTAATAGGTATTAGACCTTTTTTACACATATTGTAGAAGTCTCTACACGCTATCCAGGTTACCTCTTTTTTACATGCGTTTTTTCCATTACTTACAAACCCGTCCATATTCATAAACCTACCCATAAGTGTTTTAAATGCGTCAGCCTTAGACCTGTCATCTGTCTTATCAAGGTCATGGTCTATAAGGTTAATTCCTTTATGTAGGCCATCTAGCGTTATTCCACTTTGCCTACACCACTCTGACAGCGCATCTATAGCCTTTTTTATACTATCAGCGCCTTCAGGCTTGTAATTAGACTTTATTAACCATGTAAGAAAATTTATGCTTATTTTCTTACAAGCAGACTCAAGTAAGTTAGTTAATACGTGAGCCGTATTGCCCCTTATATAAGCCCATCTTGTTATTGTTCGGGCTCCGTACAGTGACATCTCATTCATTTTTATTATGCAGTTCCTATTACCAGGAGCTTGCTCTATCTCGTACTTATGTATTGAAGCGTAATGCCTGCACGGAATCAACAAGACTGGGAGGTTTAGTCTGGACTCGTTCTCTATTACTTTGCTTATAACAGGCATTTTAATATTACCTGATCCAAACCTAATCTCGTACGAGCCTAGCAGAAGTGCTACTTTTCTAGCATCATCAAAGTATTCAGGCTCTACACCTACGCCTACCCTAGGCTTATTTGTTACCTTTGACATAAGATTAGAAATGCAGCTAACTATAACTGCCCACGCAAATCCATTGTTTTCGTCGCCTAGTACATCCTTTTCAAATATGTCAATCCTCTCATCGCTGCACAGTTCTCCATCTCTTCCTTTAACAGGATTTACAACATTTATTACTTCTCCATTCTTTGTTATTTTATATTTTGAAAACTTATATAATGGATAGTCTGGATTTTCGATCGGATTATTATAAACTACGGACTTGGGAGGATTAAGTAATACAGCTACTTTTACAGCTACTTGAGAAAAGCCTTGCTTGCACATTATATGCCCCATATTTTTTTCTGTACTTATCTCTCCAAGCCAAGTACAAAACCTACGGTCAAGCTTTCTTGCCTTCTCTTTAAACTTAACAGAAATACCACTGGAGGCAGCTGTTAGTGTCCCTGTGTAATATCTAATTGAGCGCTCTAATGATATTTCATCTATTTTAAGAATAGCATCCATGACTATAGAGTCGTTTTTAGTTGTGCCTTCTTTCTTTTCCTCGTAAACTCTTTTATCAAATATAACTCGCTTTCTTGTATCCAATTTTGGAGACGTCTCCACTAACGTTTGTTTTTTCTTGTTCTCTATAGTTTTTAGTATCCATTTACTTGAACCTACCCACGGGCTATCCCACACATCAGAAAATTCGCTTATATAAGCATCTGAGCCTAAAGACACAATTTCAACAGCTCTTTGGCCTGAAACTATTACGTCTTTACCTTCTTCTACAATAGTCTTCCACGCTTTAGTTATTTTATCTTTGTCTGGTGTGGTTACTAATATAGGTGGAAACTTTTTGTACTTGTCTAGATAGTCTACTATGATATTGAGCCCCTGAACTGTGTCAGTTACTACTATCTTTGACCTATCGTCGTATTTAACTGCTTCTTCCAAGAACAGAAGCCCAGGCTCTTTATCAAACTGGTTCCAAGTCTTATAGGCTATGTGTCTTATTATGACCGATACGCTTCCGGCCTCTATATTACCAAAGATTAGAAATGACTTTATTCTACCTGGCATGTCGAACGATGGAATCAAACAAACATTTTTCCAAGCTTTGCCTACAAATACCCTATTAGACCCACCGTCTACGCTGGCAGTAGAATTACCTACTATTAAGTTTTTTAGGACTTCTAACTTATTGCTAAACCCAAAGATGTTTCTAACAGGTTCTATGTCGGCATGCCCACCGTTTATATTTAGAATAGAAAGTATATCCATGTGTTCTTTTACTATCCGCTCCTCGCAGCCCTTTATTTTTCTCCAAAACGATAATACCTTATTCCTATACCCCACCTGTCTATACAGGTAGTGGGCTACCCATTTTGGGTAATCTTCATGGTCATTACTTATAATTTCCCTGGAAACCAGGAAATTAATCGTATCCATAAGCCCTAATTTCATATATGCTGCCAGTAGTTCTATGGTGTCACCGGTCAGCTCACACGATTTACAGTAAAACCACTGTGTCGATGTTGATGTAATGTCTTTATATATGGTAAGATTATTGCTACAATTAGGGCACGTGCAATTGCATGGAAGGAAGTTTGAATCAGGCGTGACATTAGCCAGATCAAGTACCGTGTTCCATTGAACCTTGCTGTTAAGCACCATTATTGGAGTAGATGACATGATTATTGACCAGGTTAATGACAAAGCTGGGGTTAAACTACACAGTTTTACAAAACTCTACGATATCCCAGAATTCGTAAAGTCTGCTTCACATGAAGATTTAGTAGGCTCGGAGTCCTCGTTACCATCATCAGCCTATGCTGACCCAAGAACTTTGAAGTTTCCATGCCATACCCCATCCTCAACTTATATGTCTATGGCTTACTTTTTAGACCAAGCAAATGAGTTTGGCAAGGTCGCTTCTGTAATTAAGGACAGAATCCTAAAGGCCGGAGACTTCTTTGGAGTCAGGCCAGAGCTAGAACAGCTTGTAGAAAAACACGCCTCTATGCAAAAGCATTCAGAAGAAGACCTTAGCGATGATGACTTCGCTATCGTAGTAAAGTTTGAAACAGGACATAAGACTAGAACCTATCCTATTCGCAACGCCATGGAAGTAAAGGCGGCTGCAGACTGGATGAACAAATACGCTAATGATCTTAATTTTACCGACCGAAAGACTATTGCAAACAAGATCATAGATAAGGCAGCAGAGTTTGGAGTAGCTCTTTCTAATGAGACTGAAATTACGAAGTATGCCGCAAACGGTATGGTCTCTAGAACTAAAGTTGCAAACATGCTTTTTGATAGGGCTAAAGCCCTTAAGACCTTGAAAAAAGATCCTGATATCCAGTCTATGCTTGTAAAGACAGCACAACGTGTACTTAGTAGCAATTCAACAGATACAGTTGATAAGGCTGCATCTATTATAAGCGCCGTAGACGCTCAATATAAGTTTAAATCGCTTGGGTCTGTAAACGACCTTTACACGATTACAGTCAAAGAAGCCAGTGATATAATTAACGACCACGTACAACTTACTAGTGGTTCTGTATATAAAAAGGCCGAGCTGGAAAGCATCAAACTTGACGAAATCAAAGACTTGTTTGGAAATGATTTCGCAGACCGAGTTTCCAGCGGCGGCTTATTTGTAGACGCAGAGAAGCTAGCTGAAGAACTAGCAACCTTGCCAAGAGGCGATGCTAATCTTTTCGACACACTTGTAGACAGCCTTGGTGTAAAGACCGCCTACAAGCAAGCGTCTTACAACGCTATTAAGGTCGAAGACTACCTTTAGGCTATCTGTGATACCTGATTTAAGAATCGAGAGAGATAACCGACACTGGATTTTACATCGCTAATAACGATGTTGTTGCCGGTGCCGTACATGTCATCTCCCTCTCGCTGTGAGTAGGCACTTGATATGCCTATAGCGAAGGTATCAATTCCAAATCTAAATTTAGCATCCTTTCTGCATGTAGCTACATGTTTGGTTGCCTCTTCTCCGCCGTATCCTCTACCATTAGGGGATCCGTCAGAAACAACGATCAAGACCTTTCTCTTTCTCTCAGCTCTAGTCTCCGCCATATGTTTGGCTGCAAACCATAGACTAAAGCCGTCAAGATTATTTGCGTGAGACCGGATATTGCAAATATCCTCTATTTTATTGTGAGCACCGTCCATGGAGTCATAGATCAGACGCATATTAACTTCGGAGTTAATATCCTCTCCTTTAAGTTTCTCACGTGCTTCCTTACAACTCTCCTGCGCAGAGAAACCTATTACTGAAAGGTCAATATGTTTAATATCCCTGCATAGCTTAGCTAGGACGTACGCTACTTCGGATGCTTCTATAACTCTCTCTACGCCTGATTCGCTAGCGCAGCTCATGCTGCCTGACTGATCTATAAGTAGGCACACGGAAACCTTGTCGACGTCTACTTCAGTCTTCTTAAAGAAGACGTCGTCTGACCCCATCTCTAGCTTGTATAGCGATTCAATTCTAAGATTTCCTGCTTTAAGCCCGTATAATTTTCTTTTAGCAACCTTATCAGTAAACCCAAAGCTGTCTTTAATAGCTTCGGCTATTTTATCAAGTTCACTGATCTTGTCTTTTGTGTAATGAGCTTTTGTCATCTTACTAGGTAAGTCTTTATCTACCCAGCAAGCCACACCTCTACTTACGGATCTTCCTGTAGTTCTAGCAGAACCGCCAGGGACCATTGGTGCGCTTACGGAGTCACTAAGCTCAGTAGTAGAGTCGCCGCTGATACCTTCGATATCGGCAGCAGCCTTACATTTTTTATTATCTACGGCACCGACACCGAATAAAGCTTCGTCCACTCCTGTGAACTTATCAAAGCCTTTTTTTCTTACTACCTTTTTAGGGGCAGCAGGGTTTGCTTGGTCTTCTATATCTTGAAGCCCGGCAATTAGCTCTGTTGTATCTATCTCTTCGAGATCTCCGCCGTAAGGATTACCTGGAGGCGGTGGAGTAGAAGCTTCTGGAGGAGTGGGCGCATCGTACATTGATCTAAGCGCCGTTACTACCTCTGAACACATATTCCAGCGCTTTTCGCAAGTATCTGCATCTTTTAGAGCGTTTGCTATAAGCATCTTTCCATCTTTGTATACTTCTGGAATTTTAACTGGATCATGGGAATGATACAGATTCCACGCGAGACCCATAACTAGAGCGGAGGCGCTAGTAGGTTTTTCTGGGCTGGATCCGTTATGCTTACTTAGCTGCCTTTTTATGACAGTGCTTGTAACCTTAGAAGAGAACTTTGCATAAATGTCAAAGTAAGGTTTGAAGCCTGACCAGTCAGAAATAATATCTCCTCTGGCTATGGCAGTCTCGATGGCGCTCCATAGAGCCCTAATCTCTCGGTCTTCAGACGCAGAGAACAGATCATACACGTCAACAGGAATCTGCCTCTTTAGCTGAGCTGTAAGCATTGACTGCCCTGACATACTGTCTATTACCTCATCTTTTTCTTCTCTAGTACTGCAGGATACCAACTTATCAGGAGATAAATATATATTTGTAGAGTCTGGCGTATTGACGTCACTACCGTCAGAGAACTTAATAGTAAGACGCTTTTCCTGTGACTCTGTGGAGTTAAGGATAACGTTTGCCGATCTGCTGATAGCCCTTAGAGCCTCTTCGCATAATCTCTTATCTGAGTTCTTGTCTTTTATCTTATCGCCTTCTTTATCTACAATTCCCCAATCATCCATACCATCGTCTAGGTAACTCCATTTAGACCAGGAGTTCCAGTACGTCTTATTATTCTCGACTTCGTATATTGGTTTTGAAAACCATCTATTAAATCCTGATGACTCTGATGACATCTTAGCCCCTTAAAAAGTAGGCGGCAGAGCTACCCCTGCCGCCAAAGAACATTAAACTAGGAGCCAGCGATCATATCGCTAGCGGACTTTGGCTTCTCAGCCTTTCCGTCAATATTACCCAGCTTACCTTCAAGCATTTTTAACACATGACCTCGTTCGGAGTCTGCACCGTTGCTTCCGTCGAAGTGATTCAACACAGTGAACCTTAGAGTCTTGATTCCGCCCATTACGAACTTCTTAGCTGCATTAAGCAACTCTCGAGTAGAGAGAACGTGAGTGTAGATACTATTAATGCCCTTAGCTTTTAGGCGGATAGTGTCCGCAATTTCTACAAGCTTGGTTGCATTCTCTACATCTATTCCAGTTCTCTGAACAAGTAGGTTTACCTCGTCTGGCTTTGACAGATAAGTCAATTCCACTACATTAGAGAACCTGCCACGAAGAGCACGGTCTAACCTCATGGTCCCAGTATACTGGGAGCCTTCGTTCATAGTTGCGAACCAGATAAGGCCGCCCCCATCGCGGAGAATTGGACTTGGCTTTCGCTCCTGAACAAATGAGCTTCTAGTGGTGTCAAGAAGCGGAAGAAGAACATTTAGCACCTCGGGAGAGGCGCGGTTTATCTCGTCCAAGAGGATAACATGGTTACCCCTTGCTACGACTCTAGAGAATGGGGCTTCGAGATACTCCAACGAAGAGTTCTTCATGTCTAATCGACCGAACCATTGCGACGCCTCGGTCACATTGGCACAATCCATTTTCAGTAATGGAAGACCCGTCCTTGCGGCGAATTGCTTCGCCAGTTCTGTCTTACCGCATCCGGTTGGACCAACTAACAGAACGTTCTCGGACATCTCTTTCCTGCCTCTATTTAGAACTTCGAACAGCTCAGAGGTGTCTGGTGGCATCACATATGATGCATCTACCTCTGGAATAGACGTGCCGTTCAAATAAGAGAAGCTGCTTTCTCCGCTCATATCAATCCTTTCTGTGATGATAGTATTTTCTTCGTCATTAGCCCTGATACCGCGTGTGTTAATCTTGTTGATCACGTTCAAACTCCATTTCATCAAATTCGCCAAAGAAAGTTTCATACACGTCTTTTCCGATATCGATCGAAAAAGACCCTAGAGTGATAACAGCGCCTAGCTGATCACTGCTCATACTCTTAATGTGGTCGTCTATGTTATCTCCATAGGCACTTATGGATAAGAATATTCTAAAGTACCTATCTACTTCTTTATTATTAAGAACGTGCAAAGGAACAACTTTTTCCACAACCCAGCTTCCCTTGCCTTTAAGAAGCTTTACCTGCCTTGTATAAAAACCATCAAGGTTATTTTTGAACCCATCTTTTTTGGAGAGCTCATTTAGTTTTATAATATCTTCGCATGTTAAAATGATTAACCTCCTATTTCTTACTTCTATTCGGCACGGGCTTTATATCATAGTAAAGCTTGGATGCCCTATTTAGCTTACACCTTACAACTCCTTCTTTGCTGTAAGCCATTATAGAGTCTTCTCCTATCATTACCTTGCCCTCGTACTTCTTATTGAACTCTTCCTCGTTCAATACTTTACCGTATTCTGCTTCTAAATATTCCCTTACCATAATCACCTCAATTTAAAGAAGGGCCAGGAAATGAATATTTATTATTAGACGTCTTAGACAATGCATCGGACCTTGACTCGACGTACTCCATAAACTCTTCCGAAGTTAGGAAGATTTCGTCCTTATCTCCGTCTTTATCAATTACAAAATCTTTATCATACTTAAACAGAGCGGCTACAAAGAATTGTTGCGACCTCGCGATCACGGCTATACGTTTCATATCGTGAATAGGCAATATCTGAACGATGGCTTTGGTGTCTCCTCTATTAACTATCTTTTCTTTACTTAGATATTTGTTTGTTTGATTCGCAGCCTTTTCAGGATCCCCTATGACTATGAGGTTTAATGCTCTTATATTTATCTCTTTATCGTCGCAGCCCACTGCCACCAATTGGTGAAAGCTTCTAGACACTGTAGCGGCTTGCTCCCTATCATCACAGTCCTCCGTTACGCCTTTACCAGCCGAAAAACTGTCTTGAAATATGGTAACAAGACACCCAAGGCAGAAGTTCATGAACTTCAAAGGGCTCATAAACTTTTTAGCACTGCCGTGTATATTAGGAAGAGTAATGCCGCTTCTATCGATGATAGCTACATCGTCTAGCGTCAGCTTTCTAGTTGTGATACCTCTGTCGCTAGTAGTAGTATCGTCTTTTAGAGAAGGAACTGCATCCATTAAAGGCTTTATAATTTGAGTAACCTGCAGATTAAAGAACCTGATGGCTCCTACGTGCTCAGATAGGAACTCATCAAGCTCTTTTATGGTTTGTTTAATTCTATTTTCTTCGTCATCTTCTTCTTTTACATTCTCTGGATTGTTATGCTTCTCAATAATCTCTGCTATTTTTGTTGTCATGAACGCTATAAGGTCTTCTTTACTTTTGAAGTTTTTCATGTTAATCCTTTAAAGTAGGTCAAATGATGTGTCTGCTACCAGAGCCCAAGCTGCTGATAGGTAGCTGTAAAACTCTTCTCCGCATATAAGAGGCCATCCTGCTTTTATGCTTATTACGTTTATCTCTTTATTTATATGTGATGAGACTGCGTCCTTTCGCCTATAAAACTGAAGCATCTTAAATGTAACCTGTTCTGCTAAACTTGAATCTTTTAATTTAAGATACGGAATTGGTTTACGTGATAGTATACTGCAGGCCTCCCACAGATCTTGTGGGTATTCTATTCTAGGTGGAAAACCTACCATTACTTGTATTAGTTCTTCTCTTGGAACATACCCGCAGAATATATTTATAGACGACTCTGGTTTACAGTATATAGTAATACCGCCCAGATTCATAATTGAATGAGGGTCTACAACTTCTCCAGATTTTAACCTAGCCCCTTCTAAAAAGTCAGAAAGCTCTACCCCCTGTGCTTTATTTAATCGTGTAACTAGAGGCTTAAGATTCTCTGATAACTCTTTCATAAACCGCATTGTATAAGGAATTAATTTATCTTTAGCAAAACCTACGCGTATTTCCATACGAGCATTATCCTCAGCCATTTCTCCTGCTTTAATAGCAGCACTTCTTCTAAATGTTTCCACGCCCATTTCATCCTCCTATTCTTGTGTTTGACTGACAAATTATATCATCGGCAAATTCCTTCATTACCGACGTTACGTTTCCGTCTTCGTCCTCTACTCCAGTAACTACTACCGGACCATAAAGGTAACCACGCTTCCGGATTCCATTGCTTAGCTCATTAATTATTTCTGTAGCAAGCTCATTTACATCTTCATTCTCTTCTGTTGCATTCTCTCCATAACATATAGTGCCTTCCGTATAGTAAAAGCTTTCTGCAGGACCTCCAATTAGATCCTCTATCTGACTGAATAGGTTTTCCCCTTTCAATTCTTCGTAAGATGTAGATCCGTCTACCCAGATCACCAATACTTTAACTGAGTCCATAGTGAGTCCTTTCAAATGAAAAAAGCCAGCAGAAACATCTGCTGGCTTTAATGGGATTAATTAACTACTCTTATTTTTGATCCATCATCTTTTTAACTATATTGGAGACGTCTCCATTATTTAACGGAAGCTTTTCTATCTGACCTAAAAGACTTCTAAGGTTATCTTTTACGTAGGCCCTGATCTCGTCTGACTTCTCCTGTTGTACCTTCCAAATTGCTGAGTACATTTCAGGATCATCTGAAAAGGTTTGTGCTACATTCTCAGCTATCTGTGCCGCATCTCCTCTAAGACCTATCTTAAGAACGTCTGGAGGATTCTGTATTCCGTGCGACTTTATTACTTCTGCTATATAACCCACGATATCCTGAGCGAAAGGATTCTCTTCTTCTCTTTCAGGAGGCGATATAAACATAGCCTCCGTTATACCCCAAGCGCATTCCCCCGGGTCAGCCGGATCAAACCATCTAGGGTCTAATGTGTCACCTGACATTATGTTGCACAGGTCTATAAAGTCAGGAAGGCTGGTATAGAATTGATCCGTGGTAGCTACATTGATCCCTGCCATTAGCTTATTAAAAGCTTTTGGAGGCATCTTTAGATTGAAGTCTTCTTCTATTTCTTTTCTAATGGTCATAGGGTCCCATTCGAGCCCCTCTGTCCCGTAAACGTCAATAAAACATAGCACCAGCGTAGTGGCGTATGATTCATCACTTGTCCATACGGACCTCATAGCTTCATGACCTTTATTTGGTCGGCTATGAGTTCCGCCCTGAGGCGTGTTCATTAGAGCCCTTCTTGGATCGGCCAATTGATGTGCACCAGCTTTACCGGCGCATTATGGAACTCGTTCTGAGGGATGGCGACACCTTTGTCGTCTACCCACTCTAACCACGGAATTCCAGAGATTCCAGGCCTGCCCATACCAAGCATCTTTGAATGCTCGATCGCTGCCTCCCTGGACATTTGTGACTGGGCCTCTTCTATATTCTTAGCCTCTACGCAGATATTCGCCTTAGACCCGACTCTTTCACTTTTGCTTTTAACGGCCTTAATCATGTTAGGCCTCCTTTCTTTTTAAAATATTACTGTTTACTCTCAGATAACACAATATCCAATAGCTAAAAATAGAAGGGATAATGGACTCCTTTTCTAATTAAAGAAAAGGAGTCCATATGGACTTTATATAATAGGTAGATTATTCTTCTGGGCCATCGATCCACTCTAGGTGGTCATGGGAAGATTGAATCCGGCCCTGGCCAGCCCTTGATTCAGGGTAGTCAGTGGCCTTCACAACCAACTGTTTATCTCCAATTACGACGATAAACTCGTCATCTGACCCTTCTCTTTTTTTGAGGGAGACTTCAATAGTCTTATCCCCTATATGGCCTTCTACAAATACCCAGTTCGCGTGCCGGTCAAACAGAGAGCGGCCTGCAAACGCGGTCACCTTCCAGCCCCTGTACTGGTAGGCAACCTCTGGGTCGTCCTTTGTTTCTAACCAGTCTATCTCCAGCCTCTTCTGATGGCACTGGAAGCAATATTCGCAAGTGGGGGCCATCTGCTCCTCAATTGCTTTAAAACACCCAACACATTCCCTAGGCATTAATCTTCCTTTCTTTAGTTTAAAATTTGGCGATGCCAGGCTCGTATCTCACATGAACTGCAGGTTAACGCAACCTGCATAGGCATCGCCAAGGGGGCCGCCCTGGATTCGAACCAGGATACTGGGGGTTATGAGTCCCCGGTTTTTCCAATTAAACTAGCGACCCTGTACACGGCTTGGGGAGTTAAGGATTATGTTGCATCCCCGCCGTGAGGCTGGCCGTTTATTTACGCCATGGAAAGCCTAATAACCATGGGGTATAAATGCGCACGATCCAGCTGGCGCTCCAATACTGTCATCCGTCAAGACAGAGCCATGGAGGGCTATATCCTTTACCGGAGTAATCTGATAAGTAAAGGGATACACTATATTATGACGCAAAAATGGGTCGAATTAAGCTAGTATGTGAGCTGCACTAGCCGGTTAGACTGGGTTCTATAAACCATCCTAATCTTGTCTGTCTTTAGAAACTCTTTAAGCTTTTTTCTATCACTGTCTGATAGCTGGGCTATTGACTGCTTTATGTACATAAGGTCTATAGCCAGATTGCTAGCCTTGGGCTGGCACGGTTTACATCCACCTTTGTTTGGGGATATGCCTCTGGTTTTAGCGTTGTCGGCAGCCACCTTAAGGGCTGGAATAGCCTGAGTAATCTTAGTATTGGTTATAATGCTGACTGCTAGGCCATCATCAATTATTACAACTTTATTTTCAGCCATAACCTCTCCTATATCAACGGATCGCCTATTTCTACTATCTTCTCCACAACTATATTGTCCATAAGGTCTAAGGACGATACAAGTACTTCAACGTCCTTTACTATCCTATCCCAAGACTCATTTGCTGTAGTCTGAGATCTAAATACCAGATCTATATAATCCTTCCTAAACCACGCAGGATTTGAGGATGGCGTAGGAGTATCCATCGGAAACTCTTCTAGGTCTGCAGGGGAGCATACTCCATCGAACTCTTCAAAGTATGCCCCAGCTGTTTGGCTAAAAGGCCCTCGTATATACCTAAATATGTAGCTGCTCATATTATTAGCGTCGTAGGCTACTATCTTCATTCTGTAGCCATCAACGCTATTAATTACAAACTTTTCTTGGTTAAACCTTTTAAGACGTACGCCGTGCTTATCTGATTGAACCTGTGACGATGAGTTTGATGCGCTAGATCCCATAGATGAAGATGTCATTAGTATTTACCTCATATTCCAAATATAGATTCCTGGTGTCCCCTTCTAGGTACGCTAGACCACAGTACTATCCTTTTATCGCTATTCCAGTTCTTAAGGTTCCATCTATTTTGCCATATTTGTTCGCCTATGCATATATCACCACCGTTATGCTTAAGCCTTATATCTGGTATATCGCATTCTTTTATACACGATGTCCTAAGCATCCAGCAGGACCCCGACGCAAAATGTATCTTAAATCCATTAGGAGCCTGGTTACCCATCTTATCTCTAAACTCTCGCCCTTTATACCACGAGGCCTGCTTTACCCAGTCTATATGTGGCTTGTTCATACTGTAGAAGTACCGCGGGCCCACCATACCAAGTCTTTCGTCAGAAGCCTCTGCATCTATGGTGGCCTGGCACATTTTTTCTAGCCAGTAGCTATCTACGTCAGCCATAGTGTCGTCGTCAAACCATATTGTCCAGTTAGTATCTATTGGGTTATCAGGGTCGTGGAACATCTGTCTCATGCATGGATATTTAAATTTATTAGAGTCTGATCTATAAAGTACTGATATTCTGTTATCTTTGTGCATACTTTCTGCTAGCTCTATAGTTTCTTGGCAGGCGTTGTTTAAATAAACCCTTACCTCTAGCCTACTCCTAGGCACAGAAGATAATGCATTAAGGCATCTCTTATGCATGTCTGGGTAGTTACCATATACCAAAAGACACAGAGTAACCTTTCCTCCTATTAGAGGATTATCTATTGGGCTAGATTTTGGAGACGTCTCCATTAAGTTAACTACCATATCCCTATTTTCTAGCCTTGCAGGCGGAATTATTATTGGAATCTCTATGCGCCTTTTTGAAGTTATGTCTGGGTCGTACTCTATATTAACCTCTATCCTAGCCTTCCTCCCATCGGGGAGAATAACATGGGTGGGCTTATCTACTGCAGGCAACATATTGTTTTCCTTCCACGCCTCTAAAGGAGTTAACATTCCACTGATATAATAGGACATTACTGATTCTACTATCTTATTGGCCCCTATCATGTGCTGACACAGTGGAACTATTTGGCCCTCTGGTTCAGTATGGGGGTAGCTGCAGTACGATTTATCGCCTTCTGCTTTTGTTACCTTATTCTTCCAGCAAGCTCTAGGCCCTCGGCAGCAGTCTAGCAATCCCATAGTGTGCAGGTACTTATGAGGTACATCTACGCTTAAGCCTTTAAAAGCAGGATTCTCTCTTACATAACCTTCCCACCACCATTCTTCTCTTCCTCCTGCCATAACAACGCAAGGCCTATCTAGGGCTGCCGCAGCATGCATTGCAAACGTTATAGTGCATATAACGCCATCTGCGTTATATATTAGGGAAAGTAGATCCCTTAGCGATGTCTGCCCTCTAAGGTCTATGGCGTTGTTTAAAGTCCTATGTAAGCTAGCAGGCTTGCCGCCTTTAGCCCCAACTTGTACAGATTTTATTCCAAGCTGCCCTATAGTATCCACTGTGTCTTGGATATCAAAGAATCTAGGATGCTTTGTCGTGAAGTCGGCCTTACCACCTGACAGGACAACCCAGTACCTGCCATCTACTAGTTTTTTAGACTTCTCTTCATCGCTAAGATGTATATCAGGCTTTGGTGATGTAAGAGGAACTTCTAATCCTGTTTTCTTTTTAAAGTCGTCATGAAATGCTTGTAAAAAATGTAGGGGCTCTTTTCCAGCCTTTTGAATACCATCACCGTAGCTCAGGTTATATACTCCGGCGCCTAGCCTCTTATCTTTTAGCTTTATGATATATGGATTATTATTCCAAAGCTCCATAAAAGGAGTTTCTACTCCTATATCAAACTTATCTGAGTAGGCTTTGTATATATCTCTGACGACTGCCGTTAGAACTAGTATGTCTCCGGCTGCCCTATTGTGTCTTATTATTATCGTCTTTTTGCCCATAGGGGCCTTTCAAAACTCTATTTTTGAAACTATGTCGTTGTCACCTTTAAAGACTACGATCACTTTTTCTGTTTTTAATAATTCTTTTATCTTTATCTTGTCGTCATCGCCCAGCCTAGCTATAGCCTTCTTTACGGCCATAATATCAATAGTAATCTGCTTAGACCTAACTTGGCACGGCTTACAGCCTTGCTTCACTACGTGGCTATCAGCTTTGTTCTTAGCGGCTTCCAGCGCTGCTTTTATGCTAGAAAACTGCTCTACAAGAGTACTATCTTTAAGAAGACTGAACACTATCTTGTCGTCTAAAATTAAGTATTTACTGTTCATCGTAGGTCCCTAGTTACAGCCGCACTTACAAGGTGCGTCAACAAGTGTCGATGTCTTTACAAACTCAGGCTGCGTAGGCTGATCACTACAGCACACTCCAGGGCAGTCATCTAACAATATCCATTTAACTTTGTAAAGGCCGTCTTCATTGGGCTCGCCTATAGGCTCCGCCATCCAAGTGGCTACGTGCTCTTCACATTCTCCGTCTACGCAAGGTGTATCCGACACAACTATTTCTTTATTTAATGGAGCTCCTAGAGCGGATGGGCACGTCTCCTCAGGATAGTATAGGTTGCTGGTCTGGCCTCGACACGCTAAATCGCCGTAACAATTATAGTAACAATAAGAATCTTCACACGCAGAGCTAGCGGCTGGGCTCTTTCCAGTAAACGTTAACATGCCTTCCCCGTCACATATATAATCATAACAGCACCCAGGGCATGGCCCTGAGCCGTTCCAAACTTTATACTCGGCACCAACGCAGGTTACATTTCCAGGATCGCAGCAACTTGAGCTTCCAGTTGAACAGTTTACTGAAGTTGTCACTCTGCTGGTAAGCACCCACCCGCTCTCAGTGCATGTATAAGTTTGACAGCACCCTAAGTTTTCACTCGTGCATACTCCGTCTACGCAGGTCTCGCCTGGATCGCACACAATACCACACCCGCCGCAATTGTTTGAATCTGTCTGAAATGAAGAAGTTAGAACGCAGGTGGTGTTATTACAACAAGTCTCGTTTTCTTCGCATGTTAATGCCCCGCAACAGCCTGGGTCCGCGTCTGGTGGCTCGTCTCCGCAATCACCTGTATCGCAATCTGGATCTACTGGCATGTCTGCTCCTTTTTTAAATTACAGGTATTTCTTCAATCATAGTAGCATTTTCTACTGCTTTGCGCCTAGCAGCAAAAGCATTAGCCATATCAGATCTAGCCTTACCATAGTACATAAGCAGTACAGTCATATCTTGTATGGTTTCAAATTCAATCGTATTGTTTTCCATGCTGATTAGTCCTGGCAAAGGTAAGCCCATTGCTGCGGCTTCTCTAGCTAAAGAGAACACACCTACAATAAGGGCAACATCAGCAGGAGTAATACCTAGGTGATAGCCTTTACCAGAGTCCCATCCGGTTTTCTCTACGGCTGTCCATTCTCTGTTTAGTTCTTGTAGCTTTCTGGCTTTAGCTTGTGATAGCTCATCGGGTGCAGCATCTGGAATGTAATTCCATGCTTTATCAATTAAGTTAGTAATAAGCAGGCCTTCTGACGAGTTAAGGTCTACAGGCATTTTTATGTTTTTACTTACATTGTTTTCATCTGTTGCCATCAATGTAAATAAATAATCAGATCCTATAACAATTGCATTCAAACTTATTTGCGTAAACATAATCTCTCCTATGTTTTAATGATGTAATTTAAGCCAATACTTGGTTGCATATTGTTATGCGATCCACCACCACCAGTATTATTAGCGTTTGTAATACTTGGTGTAAATGTATGTGTGTGGTCTAAAGATGCCGAATTATTAATCCCAATATTCTGCAAAGCAATATTAGAACCACCACCAGTAAATGTATATGGGGCAGATCCGCTATTAGTCCAAGCTGCTCGATCAACAGAGTGATTATGAACCGTGTTTGCACTCATACCACTAGTAGTTCCACCACTTACTGTATTAGGGTGACTATGTGCGGGAATTTGTGAAGATAACAATGTCTCGTTTTCAGTTCCAACTGTTCCACCAAGTGTGCGGTTTGTTAGCCCAGTTCCTTGTCCTACACCAATAGGGGTTCTTCCCCTCATATCTGGTAAAGTAAATGTTGTGTTAGAATTTCCAGCACCATAAGTAGTACCAATTACTTTAAATAAATCTCCATAAGTCTTTCTGCTAACAGTACTTCCGTCACATACTAGCCATCCATTTGGTGCGGTAGAACCAGCAAACATTTCAATAACACCGACAGGAATTACAGAAGGTTGAACTGCTTGGAATGCAGAACCCTTTGGAGAGTTAGTCGGAGTCATTCCATAGCTAAATGCTCCTGGCATTAATACGCCCCTCCCATTACACATACTTGCAAAGCTGTAGTACTAGCTGTAGTAGTAACACTAACGGAGGCAAAAAGTTTAAATGTAGATGGTAAAACAAGAGGGTTAGCAAAAGTCAATGTGGTAGTAAATCCAGCAACAGTAGTCGAAGGAGTTACAGCAGTCACAAGTATTTCCGTGAATAAGAAAGCTGTAGTTCCATCCCATACCCATATGCCTACAATATTACCAGCGGTAGGTGCAGTAAAAGAAGTAGAGCAAGCATTAACTTGGATGCTATCAATTCTTAGCCCATTGGTAGAAGTTGGCACAACTTCGATGATGTTTGCTGCTGCAAGGCTAGCTGTTGCTGTTGGGCCTCTAGTGGTACAAGCTGTTTGTGCTGCTAGCGTCTTTGCTACAAAGTACGGTGCTTGAGCAAATATAGGTGTTGCTGTTACTGGCATTATAAACCTCCAAAATTGTTAGCTAAGAAAATATCGCTCCCTGCTGACTTAGAAGTTGGCGTACCCCAAGATAAAACACTACTTCCGTTTGTAGACAGAAACTGCCCATTAGTACCATCAGCAGTTGGCAAAGTCCACACTACATTAGCAGCTACGCTGTCCCCAGCTTTAAACCCTACATAGTTTGTTCCGTTAGCTGCTAGTTCTAAAAAGCGTATTTCATTAGTTTGACCAGTAGATGTTCCGTATGGGTTTAATAATAAAGTGCCATTATTATTTAAAGAAAATAAATCTGTTCCTGAGTTATTTTTAACCTCGAACAAATCTCCAGTTTGAGAAGTTGCACCTTGTATGACTATACCAACACCAGTAGTAGTGCCTGTTAGAACTCTTAATGCTATAGCATTGGTTATAGTCGCATTACTACCGGCAGCAGGAGCAGAATCTATTTGAATTGTTGCAGCATTAGTTACTGTGCTTGCACCAACAAAACTATAAGTTGGGGCTTGTATTCTAACTGCCCTTTGAAGAGTTAAAGCACCAGTCGCAAATTGTGCTGTCCTTGCTAGGTTTATATTTAGATCGCTAGATTCAGTAGAAGCAGTCAAAGCTGTGTGAGCAGGAGCAGTAACAGTTACTGAAGGATTTTGTGTTCCTGTGCCGGCAGTTCTAGTTACTGAAAGTATAGGAACAGCTACTGTTGTGCCATCAAAAGTAAAACTCGAAGAGCCAGCAGCAGCATTGCTTCCATCTTTATAAACTACCTGATTTGCTGATCCTGCAACGGGGCCAGTTACGCCTTGATTACCTTGAGGCCCTTGAGGCCCTTGAGGGCCTTCAGGGCCTTGAGGGCCAAATGGGCCTTGATTTCCTTGCGGGCCTTCAGGGCCTTGAGGGCCAAATGGGCCTTGATTTCCTTGTGGGCCTTGCGGTCCTTCAGGGCCTTGAGGGCCAAATGGGCCTTGATTTCCTTGCGGTCCTTCAGGGCCTTGAGGGCCAAATGGGCCTTGATTTCCTTGCGGTCCTTCAGGGCCTTGAGGGCC